GTTAGAAGCAGTTCGCACCATGTAAGCCTTTGCCATAAGCCTGCGGTAGACCTCTCCGTCTGTCGTAGTTTTCTCAGGCAGAGTTTCCACCCAAGTGTCGAATATTCTGGCAGTCTGCTTTGAGCTTTTAGGGTCATGGTCGAAAATACCCGTTCTGCCCTTAAAAAGCTCCGCAAGCTTCTCCAAAGCGCCTGATGAAAACTTTTCACCATCTCTGTCAATATCATTGTCACAAAGCGCCACCCTGAAAACAAAGACCTTGTCCTCCGTGAGCGGCTTTCTTGCATAGTCGTTTATCTTTTCGAACTCCTCTTTCGTTATCATATTCTACCTCTTTCTATAAATAAAACTAAATTTTTATTTGTCGTTGTTTTCTTTGTGCGGTTTTCCGATAAACGCTTCCATCATTCTTTCCCTATCTTCTCTTTCGTGTATTACTCCAATAAACTTTTCGTAACATTGATTGCAAATATCAAGTTCAGCCCATTCAGATGCTTCATAACGACCTTTCCAAGTCCCAACTCCACTAAGTTTTTTAACCTTAAAATGCTGATTGGCTTCATTACTTCTGCATACATCACAAATACATTTATATATTGGTTTCACCTTCTCTCAATAAAAGAAAACTTTTATATTACTCATTCTTATCTTTTTTGCCTAGCAACCACTCAATCGAAGTTGGTTTTTCATCTTTCCAAGAACAAAGATTTTCTAATATCTTTGTAATGCTATTAACACTAATTTGATACATTTCACCATACCATATTGCTTCTAATTTGCAAGGGCGTGTGTTATAAGCCATCAAAGTATTATGAATACAATTACAAGCCAAGTATCTGTAACCAAGTAAATAAAGTCCTTCCAAAACAGTTCTCTGCTCATCTGTTATCTTTGGTTCACTTGATTTATTTGCCACGTCACCAACGATTGTACCTTTTACCGTAGGCTCATCGGTTGTAAATTTTGGATTGGATATTCTTATGACAGTTTCGCCAGTCTTTCTTTCGGTCTCAATAGTGATTGTCTGCTTAAAATTATCAGCATCTGAGTCCATGCGTTCAAGTGAACTTTGAAATACCCAAGTATAAATTCGACCCTGGTCAATTTTTACATGATATTTAATAGAATTATCTTCAAGCTTAGTGCCAACAATCGTTCCTGTAAAATCTGTAATTTTTACTCTGTCGCCTACTTTAAATGTTTGTTCAGCCATTTAATGTACTCCCTTTCTACATTTTATTATTAACGTTCTTCTTTTCCATACGGAACGTGTATAAAATCAAGGACATCTCCCATACCCAAGCCACCTTGATCTTTTGGTCTAATACAATAATCCCATATTTGAGGGTGGGTACTTTTCATACGTTCAAATCGGTTAGGACTTTTCTCGAGATGACAGCCAAATCCACAAAACATACAACCTGTTCTTTTCTCTCCTGTTGTTGTGTACCCCCCCTCATTAGTTTTTACAACTTCGCCATATACAGGAGCTATTTGTAGATCATTTTTAGTTATGTATTCAAGAATATCATTTTCAGTCCAAAAGGATATTGGTTTAGAAGATGGGTTATTTGCGGTAAAGGCGTTACATCCATTGATAATCCATTGAGTACGTCTTGTCTTACTTTCACTTGCCATAGTTGCTATAATAGGTTTATTTCCAGACTTCTTTTCATATAAATGAACTGTTTGCTTTTTCATGACATTACAACACCTATGTGAAATAAGAAATGGTGCATCAAGTAAATATTTATACTTTGATTTATTATACAAAGATTTTTCGCCTGTATTTGGGTTAATACACTTACCTTCAAGCTGCTTTACAGCATATGAATTTGAATTACCTTTTCTAATTGCAGATCTTGCATCATAAATAACTTTTGCTACTTCTTTACTAATCAGCGGATAACCATATGTATCTATTACTTGCCGAAAATTCATTTTTGGTTTCAAGCAAGTAACGTTATCAAATGTCTTAACAAACGCTCTAAGTTCAGGGTATTCAAGACCTGTGTCAACAAATACAGCTTCAACATTAGGAAACAAATTTCTTACAATATGTAAAAGTACTGTACTGTCCTTCCCGCCCGAAAATGAGACGTACACTTGTCCATTCCAATGATTATACCATTCAAGAATACGACTTTGAGTTATTAGAACTTTTCTTTCTAAAGGTAATGCTTGCAATTCCTTTAAACGTTGAGCATCATGAACTTTATTATCATCTGAATATCTATCATTATTCAATGTATATTGTTATCTCCTTTCAAATAAAATCAACTTTTTATAAGTTGTTCAATTACGTCCTTGACTTCCTCAAGTATCTCTTTGGTAGTCCATTTCTTCAAACCATTTGTTATGGTAAAATCAACAGGCAAATAACCAATATAATCACAGGCATGAGCATAATCCCAACCTATCCAATGCCCATCTCTATGATTTTCATTGTTAGGCTTAATAAGCCCTGTTGTAGAAACATAAGTAATTCCACCATGACAATCAATATCAATAAGTTTATCTTCGTCACTAACATTATCCTTTGGAATTTCTATATATGCACAAGGGTGAGTGCCATAAGAAACTATGACATAATGAAAACTCTTGTAAATACCTTCGTCAAGTATTTCAATAACCTCTTGTCCATTCTCCATATAATTTTTATAGACCATTTCTTTCATAATAATTTCTCCTATCTCTTATACTTTATAAAATTCTTTATCTTAAAAAACAAAGCTTTTATCTTTTGTGCCAATATCATCACCCTCTCTATCTCTAACAAGCGTACTCGAATGATAGTGAGTGCATATAAAACGCACTTAATTAATAATAGGTATATACTCAAGTGTACTCGTTTAATGGTATACTCATATTATAATGCACTATTTAATAGTTGTCAATATGGCAAAGTATACAAAGTTTGCTAGATAAACTTTGTTAATTATATATTAACCGCCCAATAAGCTTAACCAAGTATTTCTTTGTGAAGCCTGCATTTTCAAGCACCTCTGAAAAGCACTAGGCTCGGCAATCAATGCACATTTGGTTTTAGCTCTGGTAATCGCAGTATACAGCATACAGCGGTCAAGCAACTTGTAATGAGTGTTGTCGATCAGCACAATAACATTCTTAAAGCCACTACCTTGCGTTAAATGGCAAGTCAGACAGTAAGCCAACTCAATACTACTTAAATCATTTTGCAGGAAATCAATTTCCTTGTCGGCAAATTTAATTGTAACAACATTCTGCTTCTTGCCGTCTTTAATTGTCTGTTCAATTTTTGTAATATAACCCATTTCTCCATTGAAAACATTTCTATCATAGTCATTCGTTCTTTGAATAACTTTCGACCCAAGACGAAATGTCTTATTACCATACCTGATCTCAGGTGCAGTATCGGGTGGGATTATCATATCTTGTAAAATAGAGTTAATTTCAAAAGAGCTATTTATCCTGTCCTTTTTACAAGGTGTCAAAATAATCGTTTCATCATAGCCGTCTTTCTTAGCTGCTATGGTATACAATTTAATAGCCAATTCACGCATACCCTCACGGCTCTCTCTAAACATATAGGTCATGTCTTGTAGTTCGCCAGTAACAACTTTTAGTTTTGGTTCAGGCAATGGGTTTTCTCCATTTCTAATTTTAACTGAGTCCGAAATAATGCCTGACTTTTGAGCCTGTCTTAAAATCTTAGTCAGCTTACAGCAAGTAAACGCATTACAATTAAGTAAATCATGAAAGATATTACCACAGCCTATTGGTGGTAACTGACCGTCATCACCTACAATAATTACTTTTGCACCCTCTTTTATAGCAGAAACCAAGCTATAAAATAATGATGAATTAACCATTGAAGCTTCGTCAAGCACGATAATATCACTAGACAATCTATTATTAGAGTTATAAACAAAACCTGTCTTGTTAAAACCAAGCAACCTATGAATTGTACTTGCGGACAAACCTGTTGCCTCGGTTATCCTAATCGCAGCTTTAGCAGATAAAGCACAAGCTGATATAGAATATCTTTTATATATCTTTGTAAGTCCTCTTAAAATTGAGCTTTTACCTGTTCCTGCTCTACCTGTTATCAATACTACAGAACTGTCACAAGCCTTATATATCTCTTGTTTTTGTTCGTCTGTATAGCAAAAACCTTGTTCTCTTTCTGCTTCCGAGATACCATTTTCGATGTTAATTTTATAGTCTGTTTCTTGTTCATTGAGATTTTTTAGAATATCCAAAATAGATATTTCAGTTTTATATTGGCGTAATAGTCCTACCTTGTTTTCTTCAAAATGTAGAAATATCTCATGTTGCTTTTGTGTGGATTTAAAACTCTCGTACATTTCATAACAATCGTTTATATTATCTCTTATTGCACTATCCAATACTGACTCTAGCACATATGAATGACCGTCATTATTTCCAACGCTCTCAAGATAATACTTAACAAATGCCACAACTCTTTTGGTTGATATTCTGATATTTGGATTTAACTTTAATGCTAAATCGTCCACTCTTTTAAAGCCTAAGCCACGAATTTCTGTCATAATATAAGGGTTGTCAAGTAACTTTTCCTTCAATAATTGAGGATTAGGTTCATTGGAGATCAATTTAGCTATCATGGCATACGTTACACCCAACGGCTGAAGCATGATAAGAATATCTGAAATAACATAATTATTCAGTATATTATCCTTTATTCTGCTCCAACTCTTTTCGCCTATACCCTTGATTTTTGTAAAATCAATTTCTCTATTATGAATAACATCATCAATTACATTTGGGTAGACAGCTAAAATGTTTTTTGCTTGCAGTTCTGTGACCTGAGTTTTCAAATATGCTATTTGTTGTTCTTCTGTCTTAGGCACATTTGCAGTAATGGAGATTGGTGTATACTGATACGAATTATATTTACTATTAAAAGAGCAAGTAACCTCAGCATTGTACTCGACACCGATTGTCAGGCGTTGCATTTTACCTGCCAATGTGCTACCTTTTAACTGCCTTGGGTTGTCACCAAAAGGATCGTTATAACAATCATAAAAATATGGAATGTCATTAGAAGTTGTTGTGAATGTGTACACTCCCCAATTACTATTTTCGTTATAAAATCGCTCCTGTTGAGGAACGATTTTAAACTTAAATGTTTTTTCTGTCATGTCTTTTCTTCCTTTCTGAAAGCCACTCAACATATGGTCGCATAGCCTGTATTGTAACCTTATCTTCGTCTGTTTTCCTGCACTTAATAGCAACCTGAGAACCTTTCTTAACCAAATCTTCATATTGCACAAGCTGACTATTCCAAAGAACACCCTCTATGATACCGAAAGTGGAGTAAATATTCACAAAAGCAAATGGTTTTTTATTTCTGTCCTTTTTCTTTTGTACTCTGGAAATAACACCTACAATAACGCAATCATTATCATTCTCAACGGCTTCAAATGCCGTTGTTAAATAGGGAAGTGCTTCTTCAAATGGATTATTGTGTATAAATATCTGTAATGCTTCAAACTCCCAAAAATCAGCGTTTTCAAGATATTTGTTATTGGTTAAAAGAAATTGTTTCAACCTATCTTCTTGCTGTAGGTCAAACTTTTCTTTCTTTTTCTGGTTTACAAGAGTGAGTAACAGATCTTTGTCATAGTCATACTTGCCGTTGCCGATACGATATTTTTCAATATCAATATCATAGTCGACAATAAGTTTATTATACGTTGGTAACTTAGACAATTCTTTATACTCTAATGGTTTATATAATGACTTTAAATACTTTAACAAACAACTCTTTTTATCTTTCGTAGGTATTGCACCTGACTTCATTAAGTTAATAATCTGAGTTTTTGTCAGCGTTGTTCTTGATAGCAAGTCTGGAAGGTTTTTATACTTGCCGTTCTTCTCACGTTCAGCAACAATCTCTTGGGCTATTCGTTCACCAATGCCTGTAATCGCAGAAAAACCAAACAGCACATTGTTATCGTAAATAGAAAAATCGACTTGTGATTTATTAATATGAGGTGGTAAAACAGTTACTCCAAACTGTTTAGAGTCTACAATGTATTTATTCACCATACCTGCCTTATCTTTGTTCAAATTAAATAATGCTTTGAAAAAATAAACAGGGTAATTTATTTTTAAATAAGCAGTTTGAAAGCATAGAACAGCGTAGCTATAACTATGTGATTTGTTGAAGCAATACCCACCCTTGGCAGCAAGTTCTTCACTAATAGCTTTTGCTATATTTTCATCATATCCGTTATCAATAATTTCTTGATATAGTTTTTTAGACTCTTCTTTAACTAATTCAGGCATCTTTTTACCGATGGCTTTGCGGTACTTATCGCTACCACCATAACTTCTACCACCAAAAACACGCACTATCTCCATGATTTGTTCCTGATAAATACACTGACCGTAAGTGCTTTCCAAAATAGGCTTCATGTCGGGGTGTATATAAGTAACAAGTGAAGGATCATGCTTGCATTTAATAAATTCTTCCAATGCTCCCATTGAATCAGGTCTATACAATGCCAAAACAGCCGACAAATCTTCCATGTTAGTTGCCTGTAATCTGAGTAGCAAGTCTTTCATACCTGCACTTTCTACCTGAAACACACCATTCGTCAATGCTTTGTTTAACAGTTCAAATGGACTTCTATCATTTTCAAATTTGGGGTTGTTGATATTTATATCATATTCAGATAAGTGCAAGTCATTTTGAATTTCCTGTACCATTTTTAAGGTCTGAACACCAAGAATATCAAACTTAATAATGCCTATTTGTTCGACAAGCCTTTTATCAACTTGAATGACGTGTTCTCCGTCAGAGCCTAGTTTCATTGCCATATAATCGTTAATATCGGTATCAACAATACCGACACCGCCTGCATGACAGCTAACTGTTTTAACCCTACCACTTAATTTGCCTGCTATATCAAGCAACTCACTGTATTCAGGGTGTTCAGATAAGTAGTTTATATTGTTGTCAATACACTCTTGGAATGTATTGTACGAAAACTTTTTGGATAGTTTATCCATTTCATTATATTTAAAACCTAGTATTTTACCAACATCTTTTATGGCTACAACAGGTGTTATATACGAGAAGTTTATAATCTGACAAACACGATTTTCACCATATTTGTCAATCAGGTAATTTATTACTGTAGGTCTGTCTGAAACATCAATGTCCAACTTTACTACATTACATTTCTGCAATGAATAGACTATATCTTCACCATGCGTATTACAGTTCTAATAATACGTTTAGGTGTGTGGCACTTCGAGTCAAGAATTTCACTTGACCCTACGCTCCTTTGAGCTAGTCGTTTGACGTTTTGCATTTATGATTTAATAAGTGTTATTCCCTTTGATTTATAATTTCTTACAATACCCGATAAACTAGCACCGTAATGTTCATTTGCGTATTTAGCTGCGTCTAAAATAGATTGAAAATGCCCTAGAAATACATTGTCTTTATATAAATCGCAAGTCACATAATTTCTTATTTGCGACATTGTGCGATAACTGTAATGTATGTTTTCTTTAGCGGTACACCATTCTAAGTTATCAACATTATTATTTTTAGTATTGCAATCTAAATGATTAATCTGTGGTAAATGATTGTAGTTAGGAAGAAACGCCTGAGCAACTATTCTATGTACTAATAATTTATGGAATTTATTATCTATTTCATTCTTTAATTGTACCATTAAATATTTACCTTGCGAGTCAGCCCACGGCTTTATTCTTTTTAGTTTGCCCGACTTTGAGGAGTAAATTTCTCCCAACTCATTTACATAATAATCTTTATAGTTTTCAATTTCTTTTAGCATATTGTCTCCTTTGTTTTGCAACGGGAAACAATATTAAATCATAAAATGCAACTTCGCACAGGATTGTCATATCGTCAGACAGAACGACTTAGATGTTCCCTGTTAGCTAATTAACACACCGCCATTTCCTGCGGTTACAATTATAATAATTGTTTAATTAACACCCTATATTTTATAGGTTCACCACACTTAACACATATGGTTTCCCATATGCTCGACCGAAAATCAATCTGGCATTGAAACTCTCTCAGGATTGAGGAACAATTTGTTATTAACCATAGGCTCTTTATCCTATGCTCTGGAGGTTTCCCTCATTTTCATCTGTTGGTTACTTCCAACCCAGTTTAGACTATATTTTTCAAACTTCATTCATTTATTTAAAGTTTTTATTCCGTCTTCGTGGGAAATTATTGGCTCTAAAGTCTCATTTCCTAGTCGTTACACACTTTCTTTTATCACTAAAAGATTTGGCTCGGTATTCCCTTTATCTCACCTAGTTATAGGTTTAGGGTTTCTTAGTCAGCTTATTCGTCTATGGTCTTGTCTCATTATCGGTTTGCTCTCAATGAGAAGTCTTAGTTTGCTGATACCGAATTAACGGAATTTAACGAGTGCAACCTATCTACGCTCAAAAATCAACCCATATTTGATAGGGTTTAGGTCAGTTATACCTATTGTATAGCATACAAGGCTTCCTGCTCCAGAGCCACGTCCCGAACCTATTTTAACCCCATGAGTTTTCGCATAATTAATAAAATCCCATACAATAATGAAATAACCGTCAAAATTCATTTGATGAATAATTCCCATTTCATAATCAAGTCGGTCTTTAATTATCTTCTGTTCTTCTTTAGAAAGCTTGTCAAAATTTCTAGTTTTCCACCCCTCATTAATAAGGTGTAAAAGGAATTCATTATTAGACTTATATCCACTTGGTAAGGGGTATGTCGGTAACTGTGGGTCTTGAAAAGGCATATGTACTTCTTCTATCATATCAGCTAAAGCATTAGTCTGATTTAAACCTTTTGTAACATTATTTACCCCAATTTGTTTATCCATAGTTGTATGAATTTCTTCTTCACTTTGCAGATAACAGCCTTCATAACTTTCAGACATTGTTTCAGTGTCGTGGGCGATCTGAACGTGCCTGCCCTGATAATATAAATCTTCCTTTGTGGCTGCGTGGCTATCTGTAGTAATTATGTATGGAGTGTTTGTTACCTCAGATAGTTTCAAAATCTTTTTATTGTAATTAGCCTGCTCCTCTGATTTGTGAGATTGCATTTCCAAATAGAAATTAGGAAATGCCGATTTGTATTCTTCGATATACTTAACACAAATATTAAAATCACTTTCTTTAGCTAATTTTGAAGCCAAACAAGCAGAACAAATAATTAAATCTTCTGCATACGGAGCAATATCTGAAATCTGTACTCTAGGCTTAAAATAAAAATTTTCAAGATTTGACTTAGTGATAATTTTATTTAAAGCCTTTCTGCCGTTCTCATTTTTTGCGAGAGCGATAAGATGGAAATACTTATTGTTTTTATCTTTTATGGCAGTATCGAAGCACTCATACAGCTCTACGCCATATATCAGCTTAATATCAGGATATTCTTTAGATAGTTGATCGAAATATATCCATGAATATTGATTGCCATGTTCCGTAACTGCATATGCTTTAATGCCAACTTTTCGACATTGCTCTAGCATTTCTTTTGGTGTACCATAGCCGTCCAGTAACGAGTACATTGTATGGTCATGCAAAGAACTATACATTTTCAGCCTCCTTGTATTTTAAAATAACTATCTGAGGGGTAATTACACCCTTATACTCAGATACATTGAGCTGGCAGAGTGCGTTAATGCACATTTCATCATCATATCCATTCAAAAAGTCTAATACTTTATCGTCACTAGGATTACAGAACTTGATAATTGCGATATTATCGTCAGTAATAAACTTCCATGTATCTTCATTTTTACCCATGATAACGCCTTGGCTATGCTCCAAAACTATATTATTAATGACAAATAAAGGCTCTTTAATTCCTGTACCATAACAATTCTCCAATGATGTAACATCAGAAATCATTCCAATATTAAATTCGTCATAATCAAAACAAAAATCTATTGGCAAAGGATTGTCTGAATCAATATTCTTATTTAAAACTTTAATTGCTTCAGCCACGTTCTCAGCTTTTATCTCAAAACCGAAAGCATTTGCGTGACCCTGACACCAATTAAACAGACCTGTTTTTAGTAACTCAGCCTTTAAATCTGGCACATAGCTATTATCAAAGTTTCTAGCAGACCCTCTATATACATTATTTTCTTCATCTTTGCGGAGTATTAAACAAGGTTTTTTCGCATAACTAGCCATTTTCATGGCTATCAATCCAGAAAATACACTTGGGATATTGTTACCTTTTAAGAATAAAACTGTATTTTTGTCATTAGTTACGCTTTTCCTTAACGTAGGAAGTAACTTTTTCACTTGATTATCCTGTCTTGATTTAGCGTTTTTACAGAATCTTACAACTCTCTGATAAATATTTTCTTTTGTACTTTCAGTTTCACCACGTTTTTTGTATTCAAATTCTTCGTCCTGCTCAATAAACGCTCTGAAAAGCAAGTTCTTTTCTTCCACATCACCGACTCTACACATTGCATTTATCAGGGAAGTAATGCAAAATGCAATAGTATGAGGATTAACCTTACCTTTCATGGAATAATTTTGAGCATTAATAAATTCTTCAAAGCATTTATTTGTGACGTTATAAAGACCTTTATCAATAAGTCTTTTTGTTTCAAAAGAACGTAAATCCATGATATCCGATATATTAGCTAGTGACACAAGATCAAGGTAGTCATCGGCATAGTCGTTCCAATAATAATCATCAAGTGCTTGTAGAAATTTATAGACCACTCCTGCACCACATAATTCTTTATTAGAATATTTTGAACTAGATTGGTTATTTACTATAATCGCATATGGGTTTGTTCTTTCAATATCGTGGTGATCGAGAACAAGTACATCAATACCATGTTCTGTCAACTGCTTGCATTGTTCAGTATCATTACTTCCTGCATCGGGAATAATCAACAAGTTTGTGCTTTCAGGTATTTCTATCTCAGAAGAAATACCGTGTTGCTTTCCAGAATGTATCAGATATGTAATATCAATTTCTTTGTTAAGCCTTTTCAAATAAGAATACATCATAGCAGCACTGCACTGACCGTCAACATCGCAATCAACAATAATCGCCATTTTACTATTGCTTTTAATGTGTTTGTCAAGCATTTTAACAGCTTCATTAATGTTATCAAGATTATCGTAAGGAATTAGTACATCATCGGTTAAATGAGTGTATTCACTAACGTTAGTTATTCCTCTATTAGTAAAAATAGATATTGGAATATGGTAATAATCATTATTGCCTATTATTTTATAATTCATGTTTCGTTGTTTCACTTCCCATTCTTTATAACTTGCGTATATTTGGTAATCAACTGTTTAAACTTATTGGGACTATCTGTTGGACTTTCTTTTTCTTCAAGTAAATTATCAGTGTCAACAATAGCACTTATTTGAATACAATCCAGAAATTTGTCAGCTATATCGTTTAACTCATCTATGGTTACGTCTTTATCAAAGCAAAATATAATATGAGAACTCAACCTTGTCAGCATATTTATTTGATATTGGCTTATTTTCTTACCACAAGTTGCTACACAATTCTTTATTCCCATGTTCCAAAGTTGCATAACACCTTTTTCAGCTTCAACCACATAAACGTAGCCTGTCCGAGCTATATATTTTTCGGATAAATAAAGTCCATATAATATTCTAGCTCTGTTGCAACGCTCCAAATATATATACTTAACTCTTTGCTCTTCTTCTGTCATTTCTTCTTGCTTTAAAAATAGCCTGCCCTTAACACCGACTAATGTTCCCATTTCATCTCTTACAGGAATTGTAATTCGATTGGAAACATCGTCATAACCTATTTCAAACAGCATTTGAGTATCATATGAGATATTATCTTTCAAAAAACAATCATTAACGGCAGGGAAGTAGTATGATAGAACATTTTCCTTAATCGGCTTTAAAGGTTGTATTTCTTCGTAACTAGACTCATCATCTGCCATTTCAGAAATAAATTTTGTGAATTTTAGACTTTCAGGCAAATCGTTATATTCGTCTTTATAATAGTTAATACCGCACCAATTACAAACTTTGCGAACAGCTTCGTAAAACGTACAACTGCAAAAAAATTGCACAAGGTCAAAAATATCTATCGTGTCCAAGTTTGAACTACTATGTATTTCTCGTGTGTAGTCAACAGTTAAAAGACCTTCATTGAGATAAACAGTGATCGCCCCTTGATTATCGCCATCAGGGTTGCCACACTGAACATAACCTGCTTTACAGGAAATATGGTGACAACCTATTTCGTCAAGTATGACAGGAACATAATTGTTCTCTAGTATCTTTTCTTTGAGGACAGAAATATCCATTTTATCCTCACTTTCTTCTTAATTCTCCGACTTCATACCAAGTGTTCAAATCTAGGTCAACTTCAAATACAACTTTCTTTTTACAACCAAATCTATTTTTGTCTACATTACCCACATAATACCTCTTACCAACTTTAAGTTCACATTCAACATCTTTGCCCCATTCAGCATCATGCTGAACATAGCGATATTTATGAAAATCTCCAACAGATATTTCTTTAAACAGTGTCATAGTCCAAATGATATGTTTTAGCTGTTTTGCATTGGCAATATTATTTGAGTTTAGTTCATCAGGTTTACAAAACTCTGTATCGTCTGTGAGCTGAATTGAAAGATAGCCAAACATATTTAGTTGCTTTGCTAAATCAGTGAGTTTTGTTACTGTTGCTTTTAAAGCTGCCCAATCTCCTGTAGCTTGTGTGTCTTGCTTGCAAGTATCATAGAAGAAATATTTCGCACCATGAGTTAGATTAGCTTTTCTTATTTCAAACTCTAGTGTTTTGTCGTCATAACCGCCAGCCATATCCTTAACGAGAATAAGTTCATTAGTTTCTGTTTCAATCCATTCAGCGATTTTCATTATTTTTACATATTCCTCTGAATTTTCAGCGACCCTTTGAATGTACTCTTGCAAAGTTTCTGTTGGCTCTCCCCAATCGTCTGTTTCCTGATATATGTACTCACCTGACTTATCCTTGTACAAACCAAGTGTTAATTCCTTTTCAGGCTTCTTTAATTTAATGCCGTGTAACTTTTGAAATTCAACATTGTTTATACACGTTGTAATTAAACACTTTCTAAGATCGTCAACGCCCATTTCATTAAGCATGACAAATACTCTTTCATGTTTAACAAGTGTTAAATAGGCAATTATTTTTGTCATAAATCGTGATTTTCCTGCGTTTGAAAGCATTCCCATCGCCATTGTCGAGCCTAATTTACACCCTCTGAATATATCATTTAGAATAGGAAAGGGGAGTGATACACCTAAATCAGGCTTCTCCATACACGCAATAAGTGATTGCTTAATATGACTATTCAGAATTTCGGCTTCTTGATTTGTCAAGATCACCGTATGTATTCTATCTGCTTTACCTCTAATTAATCTATAGATGTCTGAAGCCGTAAATTGTTCAAACTTTTTATGTTGTACAATTTTTGTAATATCAAAGCCATTCCTTTGATATTCTCTCAACAAAGAATACTTTTTAATGATTTCCTGATACTTACCAATATCATCAGTTATAGCAATTTTCATCCAACTGTCAAGAGTTTTCCAACCACCATATTTTTTGTACAAAGAAAGTCTTTCAGGCTCTTCTGAAAAATAAGTTAAAATAGTAGTTTTATTGAAGGTTTGTGTTCTTGTTTTGTAGATTATTTCAGCTGAATCGTAAAAAAAACGAGTGACTTCATCTGAAAAATCGTATTTACTACGGATATATTGTCCGTAATTTACCAGCAAATCAGGCTGTTTGTAAATACAACCCACAAATAGAACTTCGGTAGGAACGTTTGTTATAATATCCATGTTTGTCACCTACCTAAATTTCATCAATGATGCTGTCAATATCAAGGCTGTCATTATTTTTATCACGTTCTTTGGGAGACTTTGATATTGCCATTTTTTCATAATCTATATTAACTTGTTCTTCGCTTGTACCTGTTTTAGCCAATGCCTGTTCTTCTTTCCATTTCAAATAACCATCATATTTAGATAGGATAATAGCAAGATCATATGTAATTAACGCTGCACCTTCAATTTTTTTACCTTTACGAGCATTAAACTCATGTACCTTACGAAGAAATGACATTTTCTTTCGCCACATATTCCATAAGTCTTCGACAGGAACAGGTTTATTCAAATTCTTATAAGTGCCTTTGTACACCTTATCAAGATTTATAAAAAAATATTTTGGCAAGAATGAAATATCATATTGTTTATATAGCCAATCTGTAAATTGTATTCTTGTTTTTTTGTCCTGCTTGTCTTTCTCTATCTGTTCTTTTGTTCTTCTTTTTACCAAGTATTTCACCGCCTTAATCAAAATAACTAAATAAAGGCAAGTGAGGGAATAACCCTCACCGCTTTATTTGTAAAAAAAAATTAAATCTTAGAAATAACTTCAAGAACCCTTTCAAGAGTCTTAATATCTGTAATCTTCTTCATTTCTGTTGGCTTAATGGGCAGATTTTCTGCTGAAAGAGCTTCCTTTGCCTTTGTCTTGCCGACAGGATTAAGACTTTTCATAACGGCTGAAATCTTATCCAAAAGTTCTGTTGTCTGATTTTCGGCAGAGTTTTCATCAATACTATCAACTGGCTCTCCAACCTTACCCATAACTTCCTTTGTATAAATATCCTGCTCAATATCGACAGCCTTTGTGAGATCATTCTTAACAGAAAACTCTTTTTTGTCCTTTGTTCTATCAATAATGACCTGCCAATCAACAAGTGACAAATCTTCAACTGTTTCCTTATCGTGTACACCTGTCCTGTCCTTGCTGATATACGCACAGAAATTATTATCCTCATTAATGTACATTCTTACAACAGTTTTAACATTATAGTTCATCTGCTTAAAGCCGTCAGGAATTTTTCTGCCTGTTGCAACGCTGGTAATTTTACCATCGTCACCCTTTACGGAAACCTTTTCGTCTGTTTCTCTTGCGGTCACAATAAAGTGTGCGCCGCAGGACATGAGATCAAGTATCAAATCCTGTCCCTTAAAATTAACTGTCTGATAATCTTTAAGTTCAAGTCCTGCACCTTCAATAGTTACAGTTTTTTCAATGCCAGTTAGTTCCTTTTTCTTTGCTTTGACAGTGTTTCTCTTCTTAGAGAACTCCACAAGTGCCCATTATGTTCACTACAGCTCGCAAAACTGTAGCAGTTCTCTTATGAACTTCTTGTATTTTCATACAAGTGCAGACTATATGTTCCTCTTTCAAATTAAAAGAGTGATATTTTTCTTCCACCATTAGCTTGTGGGTTTACTCTCACCAACCAAGTGAGATAGTCGTTGAAGGTTTTCCATATTGCATATGCAACTTAGGAAATTCCCTGCGAAACATCAACTTTGCTGTACAAACAGCTACTCATTAGGATTTAACCATAGAGCATACTTAATCTTTTTTTCTACTTTCGTAACCATTCTATTTTATCGTTTTCAATTATATAGTGTGGTAGATTAAGCCTTTAAGATTTCCTCGCATTTAACATCTTCTAATTTTAATTCGTTGAGTAATGTGTTTTGTATATAACTATCTGAATGTAGATAATTAAATCTGAGCAATTTAATTCCTCTGTCTAAACAAAACTGATTTTTAATATTATCTTTTTCTACTGTTTGCCTAAATCTTTCAGTACAAAATAAATCATTTTTTCCTGCAAATGTAACTGGTTTAAAATGCTGTATGCCATCATATTCAATACAAAGATTATATTCCTGTAAATAAAAATCAAATGGCAATCGATATTTATATTTACAGTCATTAAATCTGTATTCTCTTTCAAAATTCACATTATGTTCTTTTAAGAAAGTAGAAATTTTTGTTTCTCCTGTCGACTTGTTACAATGTGGACAACGATGACCTGAATTTACGAAATCGTTTATTTTTGTTGTCCACTCACATTCGCATTTGTTACAATACAAGTGCAATTTAGTCATTGAATACTTTGTGTTATAATCATCATCGATTTTTATTAAACGGTAATCCAATTTTTCTAAATCAATTATTTGCAGAACTTGTTTTTTTCTATCTTCAATAGAATATCGTCTGTGATAAGGAGTACATGAGGGACATTTACATTTTTTGTTAAGAAATTGTGCGATAGTTGTTGTCCAATCTTTATCGCAATGATTACAATGAATATTAATTGGCGAACGTTGATTTTTATATTTTGTTTTATCAATAGTGAAAGTGTATGGAAGATTTTCTTTTCTTATTCTTTCTTCACACTGTTGAATACGTTCCTGCCAGTTCCATCTTTTATTTTGGCTACATTCACAGCATCCCGAATGTCTTGTTAAAAAATTATTAATTACCGTTTTAAACACATTATTATGTATTTTACATCGGAAATTAACTTTTGTTTTGTTCCCAATATACTCATCCATTCCAAGATATTCATAAGGAATAGCCTCACGTTCTATTATTTCAAGTATTCTTTTTTCATATTTTTCTTGTGACATCCACCTTTCTGACTTTTGCATTAAGTCACATCCTTCTTTATGTTTTATCTACTCAACAATTAAAATTATGGTTACTAACATATCGCTATATTAGCACAGTTTTCTGCACATATTAAAGAATAATATACACAGTTTTCTGCTTAGTTGTCAGGTTAAGAATAGTTGTACCATCAACTACAATAGCATCAGCTCTGAATGGTTCACCATCTCCGTCAAGTACAACCTCGTCTGTTTCGTTACCCTCATCATCGAGAACATGAAAATCTTCCTTGTTCTTAACCTTATTTATGTATTCTCTTGTTTCACCAAGGGATTGAGTGTACACGATATAAATATTTTCAGTGTTAATACCGTCAGCTTCAAGCCCACCGATAAAATCATCGATAGAGCCGTTCTCATTATCTATGTAAAGCACTCTAAATGGCTTGCCGTCAGGTCTTTTAAAATAAGCAAGCTGCAAGGCAAGTGTTGACTTACCTGTACCTTCTTCTCCAAAAAGTATCATCTGAAGCTTGCTCTGTGTCTGTGTTGCTTTTCTTGCTCTAGCCATATTTTTTTATCTCCTTTTATTTTATCGTTTGTTGTTAATAATGATGAGTAGTAACAATTTACCACTCATCGTCCTCGTCTGTCAGTTCACTATCTGAGACAGAACCCCAATCACTATCGTCAGAGCCAAAATCCTTATTTGCATTTTCGGTAGCCTTTGTCTTTGCGATAGCCTTATCAATAATTTCTTCTGAATAGATTTCTGTATCTACACTATCCTTATCGGCTCCGGTAATCAGAAGTATTCTCTTTGTCGGATTGTTCACTCTATCCATAGGGTTGCTTTCGCCCCAACCGTCATCATCATCTTCCTCAATTTCTTCAATATCATGTTCTATCATGATATCTCCGAATACTTTAAGGGCTGTATATGGCTTGAGCTTTCTTAGAGTGCTTGCAAACTTTGACTTTGACTTGTCAATAATAAATTCGGCATCTTCTATAGAATTGTATGTTACAATCTTCGCAGATACAGTGAAGTTACCCTCGTCATTCTTTTCAATGCCCATGAACACGATGACCTGCTCGAAATTGCCAATTACATTAAATTCCTCTGAGTCAAAATCTACGTCCTTACAAAGCGACATTTGTGACGGAACAAATCTTGTCTGGTGTCTATCCTGATAGGTGGAAAACTCATTCTTTCCTCTGACAAATACGGACATACCGTCCTTTGCGTTGTCTGCTATGTACTTACAAGCATCATATTCAATAAGTATCTTTTTGTCGTTTACTTCCTTGCCTGTTGAGTCAGTCACCTTTGTTAAGCCGAGATTAATTCCAATAGGTCTAAAGTCCTTTTTGTTAAATGTAAATCTGTCAGCCCACTTTACCTTTTCTGTTGTTGTCTTTCTATCCTTACCTTTGCCTTCGGTCTTAGAGAAATATACTACATCTCTTTCCATACCATTGAGACTTATATATACAGACTTATTCTTGTCAATTTCAACTCCTACATTAACCATTCTCATTGGTTTGCCTGTAGAGGTTGTCAGTTCTGTATAGAACTTGTCCTTATCACAGCCTGTCAGCTTACCTCTGATCTGAAAACTACCCTTTGTTTCCTGAAGTCCAAGACCCTTATTATTTTTCTTTTCAGCCATTTTATTTCTCCTTTTATGTATTTGTTAGATTTTGTTGTCAAATAAAATTATCATTTTGTGAACTCAAAATCACACCATCTTATCATGCCCTCTTTCTAAAACACATTAAATTTAGTTTATCTAACGTTAATGGTCTCTATTGCTACTAACATTTCCCTCACATCCTCTTCATCACAACAATCAAAGAAAAGGTCATTGCCATTATCATCGTGCAATCTACAAGAAAAGCTCTCGTTATCTTCGTCAACCTCAAATTCGCAGTTGCTTGAAACGATATCAATACTACACATTGTGGCAAAAATATCTGGGTCAAGAAGATCAGCTCCTCGACAAGTGCCACCAACCTCAGTAGTAAACCAACCCTTATACTTACCGTGTTGTAATGTATATTTAATCTCGTGCCAATTTCTGCCGTCCTTTGGGTTATATGTTTCCATTACTTGCCCTCCTTCATATTTTCAAGTTCTTCATGCAACGCAGTGCCGAAATTATTCAGTGACTCTGCTACCCATGTATCAGCAATGTCATATCTACTAATTAAATTGTATATTGCTTTATTTATATCAGAGTGCGAGAACTGCTTATCACATCTATACTCAGATTTTTCTTTAGGGTTTATTTTAGTATTAAAAAAACGTATCTCTTTATTATCACAACTAGCGTTAGGAAAATATATTCTAGCCAAGGCAAGCAAAGCACCAATATATGCACTATATGTATCATCAGAACAACATTTTGAAGTGCCAACTCTTACTACCTTGCCGTATTCTTTCATTTTCGCAACCGTTGTCTTATCGTGGAAAGTAATCTGAATTTCACGGTCAATATCGGACGATATTTTCTTTAAACAGTTAGCAAAACTGCTATAAATATAAAACATACTATCGCCACCATTTGGCTTAACTGTTTGATACCTAACCATTTTATTATTGTATATATACTCTATTGCTTTAATCCTTATTATGTTTCCAGTTTCGGTCATTCTATCACCGAAACTATCTAAACCAACTCGATAAAGTTCTCCGATTTTAAATTTTCTTTTGTTCATGCTCATTAAACTCCTTTATTTATATCAATCCCTGTAATTTCTTTGAAGATTTCTGCATCAAAATTTGGAAGGGATTTAATAACATTCTTATTGTAATCTAAAAGATTATCCCACCAAAGTTGACCACATTTAGATTTGTCAAGTTCTTTCAGATAACCACCTGTTGTTTTATACTTAGGATGCTGTTCCTTTTCTTCTTCGGTCATCTTATCAGAGTAAACCCATTGAAGAGCATTGTATGAAATAGTATCTAATAGCCTTTTTGCTTTTGAACAACGCCAATCTTCAATACTCCAATCAGAAGGCTTATTGAACATTAAAATTTTTGATCCTTTAGTATTAAAGCAACCATTTGAAAAGTTAGTTTTATTAAAATCTCCGCTATTATAACTACCATCGTTACAGTTACCACAGTTGTAGTAACCGCTGTTCCAATTACCACTATTCCAATGACCGCTGTTATAACTACCATCGTTGAAGTTACCACTGTTACAGTCACCAGTATTGTAATCACCAGTATTATGATTACCACTGTTATACCTGCCTTCATTATAATTACCAGTATTATAAATACCAGTATTACGAGTGCCACTATTCCAATGACCACTGTTATAGTTGCCACTATTACGAGTGCCACTATTCCAATGACCACTGTTATAGTTGCCACTATTATAGTTGCCAGTGTTACCAAATCCCGTGTTGGCTTTTCCTACATTAATCATTTTCAAAACTTCTTCCCATGAAATTTCACGGACAATTTTGATTTTGTTAGTGCAGTGTTTCCTACCAGTTGCTTCTGTGTCAATTTCGCCAAGGGCTTCGATTTCGGCAACTTTGTTAAGCGGGTCAAAACAATAATAGCTAAAGCAATCTTTTAGTTCTTTGCAAAAATGAAACCCTCTGTTGCAACATGAAGGTGTCATATCTTCTTCAAAAGTTTTGCCAACTGAGTATTGAAACCCTCTACACGTCCAATCGGGCTTAAAAACTTTGTAACCTTTCATTGTTTTACAACTCCTTTGTTTTTTTCTATGATAAAATGTGTATTTTAACGCTCTTTTCAGAACGGAATAAAAATTAAAATCTATGTCAACAGCATGGCTGCTGATTGCTGAAACATTGTAGTAAACACTCTAACGAAGAATGTGCCAAGGTAGATTATTCTTACTACAAAACAATAATTCATTCCATATTTGTTGTGATATTATCTCAATATCAGGATGCTTACGCATTTGCTCAAATATTTCCTTTGTTTCTTCAACCGTAAATTTGCCATAAACATTCTGAAACCACTTTACCAATGTTTTATTAGTATCTTTCGGAAATAAAAATTTAAGTTCATCTGCTTTTAAAATGCTATATGTACCAAAGACATGGTAAAACATATTATGCTTTGAATTAAATCTAGCTACATCAGTTTCCCTTGTTTTAAGATTATCTGTCTTAACCGCACCAAATATCTCTGCAACTGCACACAACTCTTTATCAAAACGACCATAACTCGCACTACCACTATATTTATAATCCATACCCATATAATCACCTACTTTACAAGTTCAAAATACTTTGCTATATCTTCCATAGATAGATTCATTTTAGTTCCCTCCTTATTTACTTTTCTTCATTTGTTACTGCTATTACAAATAGCACATTCAAATGTATTGCCCTTACAACTATCTTTACAAGGGCAATATTTACAAAGGTTATGTTCAGGGTCAGTTATATCCGCAATGGACTGCATAAGAGATTCACTCTGCTCTTCTAGTTCTTCTTGTGTGGCATTTTCAATTATTTCTATCCCATTTAATTTTGCTATTTTCTTTATATCTTCCATTGATATCATTTTAATTTTTCCCCCTAATTAAATAAGTTCAAAATATTTTGCAAAATCTTCCCAAATAATATCTACTGTACCACCTATAATTGTAGTTTCATATTTAGGTTTCCAATTAACAGGACATAAAGTAACATAAGCTACATTAATTACAGTATGACCATAAGATTGTAAACTAAAATAAATAACATCAATAGTAAATTCCGCATTTACTGGAATTATTTCTATATCATGTTTCATTCCCCATGCTGTTGTGCTGTAAGTATAATCTTTAGTACATCTACATTTCTTACCTTTCAAATATTTTTCTACTATACGTTTAAGATAATTTTCTTTACTGTATCTAATTAGTTCTTTGTCTGTCGCCCATTTTCTTGTGTTGTTTGTGAAATCTATAAGATAATTTTCATTTATATAATAAACTACTTTACCTAATGTAGGTTTTGTAAAAGAATTTGTGTAGACTACTTTATCTCCTATTTCATATCCACCAAATCTCATATTCTCATTCTGTCCTCCTAAACAAAGCTATTATTTCATTTTTACGTTATTTTATATTTGTACCCTAAAATACGTTACAAAATATTTTGGTTGGACTAGCTGGATTCGAACCAGCGGAATGAGAGAGTCAAAGTCTCTTGCCTTACCACTTGGCTATAGTCCAATGTTGGTACTGCTTTCACAGTACCTTTTTGTTCACCTACCTTTACATACAGATTAGTTTGTAATTTGTAATCAGTGTAATTTTAATTGATGAACCGTTATCGTTGTCGGCAACCGTAACCGACTTGGTGCAACTTAGGGGATTTGAACCCCTGACCCTTTGATTAAAAGTCAAATGCTCTACCATCTGAGCTAAAGTTGCAAGTGCAGGTATCACACTACATTCCCTTATGGTGAGATAAGCTCTGTACCTGCTATGCCAATTTACTTTGTACAGTATTGGCAAACTGTACTGGTGTCACTGACGAGACTCGAACTCGCATGGATTTTTCCGAGGAATTTTAAGTTCCTTGTGTATACCTATTCCACCACAGTGACAAGTGTACTTGTTTCAAGTGTACTCGTTTAATGGTGAGTACATATAGATATGTACTCGTTTAATAGTGTAACTATATTATAATTCACTAATTAATAGTTGTCAATAGCAATATTATATAGTTTACAAAATATTAATATTTTTAGTAACAAAAATAAAAGTATTGTATTATCGGAAGAGATGATACAATACTTTTATTTTTTATAGCTTGCAATTACTCAATATTACTTATCTAACATTTGCTCTTTATAAATTAGATACTCGGTAAACAATCCCCTACGATTTGTTCCGTACCCGAAAAAGCCCAAAATTATATTAAAGTTGTATTTTGTAACATCTTTTTTCATTGCAATTGCACGTTTGGTAACTCGATAAAATAGCCCTGAAATTTCAATATCACTTACTCTTTTTATTATTGGGGCAAGAGTGCGGCGAACGTTTGCGACAAGAGCATTATTATTGCCTATGTCATCATTTAGCAGTCTAAATAGGGAGTCATAGTCATTATAACATCCAATTTCTTTTCCATGAGCATCATAAGAATTATCGTACATTTTTATGCAAATTACACTTCCATTGTAAAAAAAATCTTTGTCAACAAATTTTCTAGAGCTAATATTTCTGCATAGCTCATCGTGCAGTATTTCCGAAATATCGTCGTAATAGGGCAATTTTAAATCAATGGTTCTAACGTTACCATTATCATCGCCAATATACAAAACCTTATTATCGATATCATAGTCGCCCTTTCTAAGTGATTTAATCTCTTTGTTAGACAGACCTATCCAAATCAAATAAGCGTATAACCTTGCGTAAACAAGATAGAAAATAATGTTACGACTAATAGTACTTGGATCTTCGTATAACTTATTTAGTTTTTCGTTAAGAGTTTCTATTGTCATATAATTTCGAGGGATATCTTTGTAGTTAATCTCAAAATTACAATCTATTCCCTCTTCAATTACCCATTGCTTTAAGTAACCACATTGACTATCATATGATCGTTTTGATACACCTGATAAATATTGATAAATATTATCCTGTAACGACAAATCTTCATTATATTTATTTAATAATCCCAAAAGAACTTGAGATTTTCTTTTGACAACTTCAATGGAAGCTTTCTGTGCGAACAAATGATGTTCTACACTTGTTCTAAGTTGGTCTATAGTGTAAAAACTGTTTAATGACATAAAAATCGTCCTTTCCTGATATAATGTTTACATATAATTGTACTAAAAATTGCCTATAATTATATGTATTATACCACAAAGGACGATTAAATGTCAAGTGTTCACCAATTAATGATGCAGGGCAAGCGAAACATAAATCGCTTGTTCAATCTGCTTCATAACATTAGGTGTCAAATGCCCAAGTGTTTTAATAACACTAGATTTATTAATAGTCAATAGCTGTTCACACAAAACGGTGCTAGTTTTCAGTAAACCGCTTTCAACACCGATTTTAACATGGGTTGGCACATATTTTTTTGTAGCACTTGTAATCGGTACAACTATTATGCAAGGGGAGTGTGCGTTGCCCATGTTATTCTGTACAACAATAGCTGGTCTCCTACCTGTCTGAACTGACTCGCCTACATTTGGCAGATCAACCAAAATTATATCTCCTCTAGTAACTATATTTTTATTAACTCTTCTTTCTCTTGTTTCTGTGGTTATTACTGGTGTTATGGTGTTAATCATACGACATTCAACTCCTCTCTATTAAACGTTTTGTTGTCTCTATTTGTCTTTTTTTGTCGTATTTTCTATATTATAATCTGCACTCGAATAATAGTCAACGTTTATTTGATTACGGATATGTTAATTATCTATGAAACGGGACGTTTTCAAAACTGAAATTACCGATATTAAAATTTAGATTTCCGACTTCTGACTTACTCAAAATTCTTTTTACTTCAGAACTTATTTTGAATACTTGTGCCTTGTTATTTTTACTCTCGTAATTATCATATCCTATAACTTCTATTGGTACTTTACTGATAAGATGGCTATTTTGCAGACTCCATAAACCTGCAAATGCAAGCTCGTGTACATAATCGTACATGACATATGGTGTACATGAATAATCATATTCATCGTTCTCCGTGTCGCCAAACTGTAAATCTATATATAAATCTTTTAGACCGTCAAGCTGTTCCTCTGAAAGATTACCAAGTGTATAACAATCAATTGGCAGTATTGCTTCATGCTCATTTGTTTTAACTCTGGCAAAATCAATGTAATCAACTTTAAGAAAATTCATTAAATTATAACAATCCAAAGATTGAGGAGCAGGTGGCAAGGGAAGTGAGGGTACAACGTGTGTTCCATCATTTTCTCCAACTATGGTTAGTACAATATCTTTACAATTTATCATAACGGTACTGTTGTTATCTTCAACCGTCATTTCGGACAATTCAGTGAGATAGTCTACATCATCACCTAAGCCCAATGACATTATGTAATCGGCTAATAACAAATCATGTACCCTATCTAGTTCTAAGACAAGCCACTCAGGATCATCAAAATACGGCACTAATTTGTCACTTATGCTTTTTAGTGACTTGTATACAACAGGCTCATGCGACAATTTCAGAGCCGTTCCATAAATGTGGTCTGTATTTATGTTGTTAGTGATGATAAATTTGTTCCATAAATTCTCACGAGCAAATGTCATAAGCTCTTGTAATGTCATTTTTTTCATTTTATACACTCCTTTTATTCAATCTCAAAACGAACATCTGTTCTATAATGTTTATACTATACTACAAAACAAATGCTTTGTCAAGGGATATTTGTCCTTTATTTTGTACAGCAATAATTGCCATACTAATTACCACTATCACAATTCTATCACCATTCAATGTCTAAATCAATGATAAATTATTCCCAATAATAATTACACGATTTAACAGCGACAGTAATTTCTTCGGAAGTTCCATACAATGCCGATATAAACTTCTTTTCGGGTTGATGGGAATGAAAAAGACTCTCCATTCTCATTTACCCATATCTCATGTGACCCCTTACCTCTGCGTGAGTATGAAAACCCACGCTCGACAAGTAGCCTTTTAAATTTGTTTATGTTCATTCTGTTTGTTCGTCCTTCTTTTTTTAATTTTTGCAAGATTTGAAAACAAAACTTGCATTTTATTTACTTTAGTTTGTTGTATTACACTTTCTCAACATTCTAATAATTCCACTCTGACCCTTTGGCGTTACCATAGGTGTTAGTCCTATCCTGACTTCGCCATTCTGTATGTATGAGCTTTCTTTTAGCTGAAACCATGGCTGAGTGTCTATGTACCTCTGATAAGGCATATTCTTATGACCGTCCCTACAGCCTAACACTTTCTTCTCTCTTAGGAAATTAAACAGCCTTGTTCTACCTATCTTTATTCCATTCTTAGTTGCCAGCTTCGCCATATCGTTCATTGATATACAATCTTCAGAAGTTTGTATATGGCTCGCAAAGTCCACAAGAGGTTTATCCTGCTCTATCTTGTTATTAAGTTGTCTGATCGTTGATAGATTGAGCCTGAACAATTCTCTCGTCTGAGCATCGGCATTTGGCAGATAGGTATTAATGAACATCTCGTCATTAGCTACATAACCACCTGTCTTGCGTATAGTCGGAAGAACCTCTGATGTAACCCATTTTCTAAATGGCTTAACCTTTTCTGTTTTCATTTCCAACATTAAATCATAAAGTTGAGATTCATTTATGTATTTGTGTCCGTTGCGGACACAAGGGTGTATCTCTGCACTTTTCAAATTTTGGTCTATTCTATCTTTTCTAGGGTAAAGTTCGCCCACAGCATTTTTCTTAACTTGTCCTAATGCCATGCCAACAGAATAAATTTCAAACAAAACTGTTTGATCTTCAACAATTATTCCTACATTCATGTTTTGAAATTTCATTAAATTTTGCATAAAAAATACCTCCACAAATTATTGATAAGCATAACTTGACAAAGGTATCTATTTATAGTATAATTTAAACAGATGCCTTTATCTTAATAGATGTAATGATTCTTGACAGATACATTTATCTTTTATGAGTATGGGTAGACTAAATGTATGGGAACGTTTCAACTTGCTAGGGAGGAGCGTTCCTTTTCATTTATTCACCTTTTAATTTATTGTAAACCTCTTTTATACCTGCACGAATTATATCTGATTTGGATTTTCCAGTATGCTCGACACAATATTCAAGCATTTTTACATCTTCATCAGACATTCGTATTCTCGTGTTGTTATTCTTAGGATTATCAGTAGGTCTACCCATTTTTGGTTTCACTAGAAATATCACCTCACTTTTGTGTTACCATTAATATAATAACATATGGTTACACAAAAGTCAACCATATAATCACAAAAATATTGCACAAAAAACAACTTATAATAAACGTATTTGTCAAATGTTACAGATTAAATATAATATATAGTCGGGAGAACTTCTGAAGTGACCCAACGTTTAAATGTTTTAGCCTTTGGTAGCTTACTTCCGAGAATAAGAGAATACAAGCCAGACTCATTAATAACTATAGCTTCACGATTTTGACCTGACAGAACAAAACGTTCCGTCAGCTTATCGTCACCGTCAACGTGGTCTCGAATAGCTTTAGGCGTATTGCTATATCCCAAAATCTCAGCCACATCTTTTCCGACAAACCAAGGCTCTCCGTCCTTAACTATTGTCCTCACTGTTCCAAATTCCTTGTTTGTGAATGTTTTAATTCCGTCCATTTTCTTTGTCCTTTCTGTTCTTAATTTACATTGTTGTTTGAAATTTCCTGCTTGCAAGCATAAAAATACACCTCTACAAATATAACTAATACTTGACAGAAGTGCATACCTATGATATAATATATCTATCAAGGATATGCACTGATATAACAGTGTGTGTATTGATACCTTTTACGATACAAGCTGTACTTTTGGACGAGGCAGCTTGTATTTTTTATACATTATTTTCTAGCAAGCTCTTTAATGCTTCATGAACTCTTTTGTAGTCATCAGTTCCAACTGGATAAGATGGACTTCTTCTACCTGAAATTTTACCGTCATAAGCCATTTGAACTTTTGCGACCCTATGGAAACCATCTTCCCATACTTCATCACCAACAGAAATAACATATTCTGCGTTTTTATGTGGTGGAGATGCAGGTATTCTAATCATTGCTTTTTTATTGGCAAAGTACGTTTTAGCCATGATATTTTCTCCTTTCTATAGTTTTAAAGGACTATAAATCCTTAGTTCTATTATACTATAGTACCTTAGACGTGTCAACACTTAAAAATAAAAAATCCTTCACAAATTTATCCATCAATTTTCGTACAAACTAACGAATAAATTTTACAAAGTTCCACAAAATAGTATTGACAAAATGAGTATAGTATGCTATACTATAGATGATGAAAGGTAGTTATTTACCATTTCCGCTTACCAATATGCGGGATATAAATGGTTGGGTTGAAAGTTTTCCGCTTACCAATATGCGGGATATAAATGGTTGGGTTGAAAGTTTTAAGCCTTGCCGTTGTGGCAGGGCTTTTAATTTTGGAAGGTGAAAAATAATGGTTGAACATGGCTTTTATATAATTGATGATTTATTCTTTGAGAAATTCAATGACCCTTTTCTAAAAGGAAATAAATCCGAAAATCGTCCTCATTACTATTGCTTTAAAGATACTAATGAAGGACTATATTGGATAATTCCTTTAAGCTCACGCATTAACAAGTATCAAAAGATAATCAACCAACGTTTAAAAAATCATAAGCCATGTGATATATTACATATTTGCACTCTGAGCAATGGAAAACAAAGCGTATTTTTAATACAAGATATGTTTCCCATTACTCAAAAATATATCAAGCGTAAATATACCATTAACTCCAATCACCTCATTCTTAAAAATCAAAATGAAATACGAATTATTAAACAAAAAGCTGAACGTATTCTTAATCAGATCAATCGAGGTCAACATTGTATTCCAACTTGTGCCGATGTATTATCTATTAAAAGAGAACTGCTGTTAGAACTACAAACGGAGACACAAATGACAACCATTTAACTTGTTGAAAAGAGGTGTTCTTATGTCCGAAATTAAATCAATAACAGACCAAGAAATATTATCATACTGGGACTCAATTAAATCCGTAAGAGGAGTTGCTATTAAACTCGGTATCTCATGGCAAAGAGTTATTAAAAGTCTTTCTAGTTTAGGTATTATAGTTAATAATACCCACGCCAAAATCACTCAATACCACAAAGAAGGGAAGTCAGCTAATGAGATTGCCGACTTAATGAATATGAATGTTAATGTTGTGAAAGCCTATCTCCCACGCAACAGACCTCAATACAAAGTTAATCAATCTAAAAATGCTCTAGCAGTACAAAGAAGTAAAGAACGCCACAAGAAGCACTAAAGGGACTTTTAAAAGTCCCTTTTTATTTTACATACTTATCCACAACTTCCTTGCCAACTTCCATTTTTAACATTTGCTCTTTTACGAGTCTGCTATCGCAACCGCTATAATGTTGTTCAGTTATCCTCAGATCAGAATGTCCCAGACTCTGACAGGCAATACGCAAATCTCTAATAACATCTTCGCTGCCTTTTTGAATACAACTAATATACAAGGAATGTGTCTGCCTAAAGCTGTGAGTGCTATATTTACCTTCTATGCCGTGTTTGGCGGTTATATTCTTTAGAAATGTTGTAACGGAATTAAGTTCCATAGGAGCTATCCTGAGTAGCCTGCCGTTCCAATCATACTTCTCATTAGTATATACAATTTCTTCTTCTCCGTCCTCATTTAAGAAAATATCCTCAATATATTTTCTTTTACGTTCTCCGCTTTGAAAAATATAATCTTCTGGGTCAAGTTTATAATACTTGATTATAAAATTCAGCATTTTCTTTGCAGTATCACAAAGCCATGCCGTTCTCCATTTGTCCGTCTTGTCCTCTTGTAATGTCAAGTAATCTACAATTTTGCCGTTGTTATCGGTTAAATCCTTGACCCTCAAGGTCATTATATCTCCGTAACGATAGCCTGAGTTGCAAGCAAAAATTATAATATTTGCCTTAAAATATTTTTTACTCTGAAACAAATCTTCCAAAATCACATTTAGATCATCAGGTCTGAACCAGCTTGCAGACTTCTGCCTGCTTGCCGTATGTTTTGTAATAGCATTTCTATGACCTTTTTTTCGCTTTGGCTGTTTTGTTATCTGTATTCCTGTCGGAAGTCTATCCGATAAATCGAAAATTTTGCAAGTTTGAGCCGTACTAATATTCATTTTCATTCACTCCCATCATATACACAATGTAAATATTATTCCTGCTATCAACATAACGCTTGTAAAGAGCAAGCCAAAACCACCATAGACAACGTTCTTCACTATCATTCTAACTTTTCTCTGGCGTTCTTCTCTGAGCCTTTGACGGCGTTTTGCTTTTAAATATGCCTTCCGCATATTATAATCTTGTTCTTCCTCTATCTTCCGTAGCTCTTCTTTACGATCGTTGTCTAGCATTTTCACAAAAAGTAATGTATTCGTATTTTCATTTTTCATATTTATTCCTCCTATATTTATTCCTACATAAAGAAATACTCCTATCAATCAATGTGATTAATAGGAGTATTTATATTTATTATATTAGTTTTATACACACAATCGCTTTCATATTGCAAGTAAACTGTCTATTTCTGCAAGTCTTTTAAGAAGCTTTTCACGCTCCACTTTTAAGCTTTCCACGTCTATATCAGATACGAGTTTAACGCCCTCGTGGTCTTTGATTTTGCTATAAATCGTTTCAGGAACACCTTTTACACGAACGATTGTGTTCTTATCAGCCGCTATTCTAGGACTTTTGGCAGAGCCACCCGAAGTGGCAAAGCCACCGTTTATAAGCATTGCATTGTCGGAGAAAATAACCTCTCTGTCACGATAAAGTCTTTTCAGAACAACGATTGAGCCAACTCTGATTTCTCCGTCCTCGTAACCCTCAGTATAAGTGTCGAGGTCAAGATCTACTGTGACAGTGCTAACCGCACCAAGTTCTCCGCATTCACCATAGCATTCGATGAGTAACGCCTTGACAGCTTCCTTGTTCTCCTCTGGGAAGACCCAGCAAGGGGCGTTCCACTTGCCCTGTATCTGCTTTGCCCCTGCGACAAAGCTCTTGTTATACGGACTGTTTACCTTGATTGTCTCGTTTTCAACTGCAACTTTCATGTTTTATCTCCTATTATATTATATTACTTCTTATTGTCAGGTATCTTAGCCCACATTTTCTCTCGATAAGCCAACTCTTGGCTATAGGTTTTATGCCATTGCTTATCCAGTTCTTTTCGTTCCTCAAGCGTAAGACTTCTACCCTCATCAATAGCCTTATAAAAGGCGTCATCATAAATCTTTTGAGCTTTGTCAAAAGCTCCAATTGGATTGTATTTTCTGTTAATTTCTCTCCGCTTATTTTCGCTGTGGTTTACCCACAAATAGATAATAAGCAAAATTATTGTAGCAAGTAACATTGATTATTCCTCCTCGTCCAACTCATACTCGTCATAAGTTTCTTCATTATTTCTGATATTGTATACAATATCCTCATCGGGATATGCTTCTTTAAAATAACACTGTAAGTCATCGGGTGTTGTAGCTATATAGATTGGTTCATAACTGCCCTCAAGCTTACTGCCTTTGATAGTTTTTCCGTCAACTTTGAACTCAGCAAGAGATAAGCTAATCTCACGCTCCAGCGGTGCGGTTTCAATGCCGTCTCCGTTAATTAGGTTTTCGATAGTCTCGCCCTCGTCCTCGTTTATCTTTTCACATTCAGCAACGAAATAGACTTCACATCTAAAAAAACGCCTTGTTGAAAACACTGTAAAATTAGTTATGTTTATAATATCTGAATGATATTTCTTCAATTCTGCTAAAGCTTCCGCTTCGCTATCATAGATCTTAATAGGGTTTCCTATTTCCGTATCCTCACAAACTATATCAAACAATCTCTTAGGGAGCTTCCTTAACTCTACTCTTGATTCAAAAATTCCATATTTTTTCATACAAATTTCTCCTTTGTTTAATTAATTATACCACAAAATTCCTCATTAGTCAACTAGAATTTTGTCAAATACGTCCATAAAATCGGACAGTATTGCTATTTTTATTAACCATGTTTTGCACTCGTCATCAGTATAGCCGTTACACTTCATTCGTGCAATATGTAATCTAACACGCTCATTCCGTTCCAATGATCTGATACGCTCCATAAGACGCTTATCAGGGTGCTGTATTACCATGTTATTCTGCTTTTCTGCCATTTTAAATTCCTCCTTAAAAGTATGGTTTTATTCTATTCCAAATAACTTGTTACCACGTTCTATTTTCTTAATAACTCCTCTTTTTGTCATCTCTGTTATTTCAATTCCACCATTTGAAAAGCCTACCCATATTTCCCTTGGAGTTCTCCAGCCGTTACACGTTAAAAAAGTAACTACTCTGTTTATTTGTGACAAATGTTTCCCGTCATTTGGTATTTTCTGTACATTCATTGATATTGTACCTCCTTATTCAGCAATATTTCTTATAACTTTCCACCTACCACGATAGAATTTTACGCTTAAATCGTCCATAAATTTCTCCGTTTTAGTGTTATAAATTCTGTTATCCTCAGTAATGATATAGTTCTTTGAATAATAATATTCATTAATCATCTTTACCAAATCTTCTCTAGCACCTGTTGACATAATAGTTTTAGTTTTCATTGTTATTCACCTCAATTCACGCTCCAAACATTCAAACAGATAACGCCCTTGTTATCAGCATAAACGTTATCAATGCTCGATACTTCCGCACAGTTCATATCTTCTGGAATATCTCCATAATCTCCGTCATAAACAATTTTCTCCCCAGCGTCCGACCATATTTGAATGTGTTGTGCATCAGGATCAATGAACATTTCCATAAATTCTTGTACTGTCATAACATTAACACTCCTCACTTAATTACATTTAAGCTCAATATACATTCATCAGCATAAAATGAACTTGAATGAATTTCAGCTTCCTCAATCTCAGATTTCAGCCACTCTTCTGGCAACTCTTTCCAATTATCAGAATTGCATTCCTTTTCTACATTTTCATTGATTGCATAAAGTTCAATATCAAACTTGTCATTTTCAGTGAAAACGGATAAATATTCTTGTACTGTCATAGTTAAATAACCTCCTCTTTAATGTCAACAACTCCATAAGGCTTATCATTCCTGCCCTCAAAATAGGCATCACACTCACTGATTATACAGCCCTTTTGATATGGATTAAGGTCATTCACATTCATCTTTTCTCCGTTTACATTAAATAATTCATATCTATCTTCAGTTATACCACGTCCATAAAGAGTAAATGTACCTTTAAATTCAGATAATGTACCCATAGCAAAAATCTCATCAATTTCCTTGTCAGTGAGATTATTTCTCTTCAATTCGTTCCGCAGGTATTGCGAGTCATCAATAGTAAATGTTACCTTGCGTGTATTTCCGTATTTGTCCATTGTCTTATTCCTCCTCATCGTCATCTATATGTTCGAGTTCATCAGCGACTTTCAATAAAAATTCCTTTATACTATCGGCATCATTGATTAATACTCTTATGCTGTCAGGCACTCCTCTTTTTCCTCTTAAATCAATCCACATTTCAGCGTGTTCATCAGCGTCAAAATCATCAGCCATTTCTTTAAATGCTCTTACGAAGTCTTTAGATGTGCCGTCATAAAAAACAGTTTCAACAACATCTTCTCCAGCATCGGAATAAAATTCTACATCGTGACAAAATTCATTATTGCCAGCTTCATATTTCTCCGATAATTTAACCTCATTGTTTTCCAAAACCTTAGTAATCTTTTTGTTTAACATAATAAGACCTCCGTTAATATATTTTTCCATTGCTATACATATAAATGAATGATACTCTTTGCAAGTATTTCCCTTGCTTCGAGTATATAAGAGGGGAGTTGTCCCCTCTGTTAATTAATCCTCATCGTCAAGACCATCGTCAATAAAATCATCTATTTCGTCAAGACCATCGTCAATAAGATCATCTATTTCCAACTCATAGCATAGGTCATTTAAGATCGCTTCTTGAGCAGCTACATAACGATAAACTTCACGCTTTTTAGTGTTCTTTTTATCGTTATTATATTCCCTGTCTGCCTGCTCAAGTGCTTCCGCTGTCTCATTGTACATTCTTATGATAGTCTTAATCATTTCTTCTCTTGTCATGGTTAATTCCTCCTTGATTATCTCTCAATTAGTCTGATTATATTATTGCCATATACAATAGCGTGGATATACTTTTCATTTTGTAACTGCTTAATAAATTCCGTGATAGGTATTGTATATCCTCTGTCGATTTTCCAGCTATACATATTTATGAGATCTTGTAAAAGGTCATACAAGGTATATCCCATAAAGGGGCATCCTTGCGGTGAATAACTCCGCAAGTCCCTTATAACATTATCGCTCATGCTTATGCGTATTACTCCGTTGAGTTTATGTGTTATTGCGTTCATGCTTATTTCACTCCTTAAAACAGATATTTTATTTCCACCACGTTGACATTCCGTCATTTAGTCTTATTGGGCAAAGTAACATAAGCTGACTATTATATTTATTTTCCACAACATTTTTCAAGACTATAGGCTTCAATGCCCCGCTATGGAGCATTTTAATTCTGTCGCCCTCAAGATTTTTAACAGCATCCGTAAAGCGTGTGAGATCATAACCGCTAGTTTCCGAAATATTCAAGCCCTCAATATCAACGCTTCCATAAGGTGAGACAAGCTCATTATTCTTGATTGCAAACATATCCATAGTCTTTTTAACTCTAATCTCTTTAAGGTATTTCAAGTTTTCAAGCATATTCTTTTTCTCAAATTCAAATTCAGAGCTAAAACTACATGGAATAGCTGTCTTCCATTTGAAATACTGCCCTTTAAGATTCCTGCTCAAGAGCGTAAAATCTTCCGACACAAGATTAAATGCTGTTATATCCTTAAACGATATAATATTACATTCACCCTTTTTGAACTGCTTCAAGATTGAAAACGTATTATTGTTTATTGTAAACTCGTTTTCAAAGCTCAAGCCGTTATCTTCCGTATCAGTACTTACCGCCAGTCTATAGCCGTCCAGAGCTACCATTTTATTTTCCTTGAAATTAATACCCTTTAATATAGGCTTGAGATCGTCTATTGTGTATATGGCATAGCTGATTGAATTATAACGCTCCATAAGCTTCTCAATCGTGTATGTATGTTGTTCAAGGATATTTGAATTATTTGAATTAATATCGTCAATCCAAACTTTTCCAAGATGTGCAAAAAGAGAATGTGCATCATTATCATTTACATCAGTTATTCCAGCTTTAAATGACTTTTTGCCGTCCTCAAAGTTGCACGCTTTATCACTATCAAACGTGATAATTGTATCGCAGCCTTTGAAATATTTAAGAGCCTTTATAACTCTTTTCACGTCCTCAAGAGCAAACATGATCTTGTCATCGGTTATACAGTTTATAGTTTTGCAGCCGATAACCTCAAGATTATTTGCGGAAATTTTCATTTTTCCGTCCTCAGCCTGGATAAACGCACTCCGCAAAAGATAGTCAGATGATTTTGTGTTAATGATCTTTTCCACCTGCTCAAGGGCTGCTACAAGGTTCTTTGTGTTTACTATAATTTTCGTGTTCATGATTTTTTACCTCCGTTTAAAATAAATGTTTTATTCGCTTTCAAGCGTGTTATATGGCACTCTCAACGACTTCATGCGGTCATCTTGAGTATATAGGGCGGTTATATAAGCCGCCCTCAGATCATAAGATTATATAGGTTTTAAGCGTTATAATATTCTATCTGCTTGTGTAATTCCTCTTGCATGATCTTTATTTGATTTTCCGTTAAATCCTTGATACTCATATTTAAAGCCGCTAACGCAGGCTCATAATCACAAGTAATACAAGCCTCATGATTGGCTAATTCATAGCTTATCATTTCTCTAAATACTTCATCATTTGACTTGATCTTGTTAAATTCGGTTTGTAAATGCTCAAAGATTTTATTTGCACGCTTTACAATTTCATTGTTCTTTACATAGCAGAAGCAAGCCGGGCAAAAGTATTTATATATTTTGTTCTTTTCCTCAAATTCCTTTTTCCACTGTTCACCAATTCCAAAGCAAGATAAATAATCAAACTGTATTATCCAGTAGTTATGCAAATAGTATGATTTTGTGGTATAATCATCATATGACTTTACAGCACTCATTAACTCGGCTTCAGTAAAGAGCTTTTTGCTCAATTCCTTGCAATAGTGATCCTTTAAAGCTGATTTTCCTTGCTCCTTAACTAAATATTTATGGTGTAGCTCGTATTCATTAGCATAGTAAATTTGCTTTTCGTTCTTGAAAACAAGTGCGGAGTAACCAAAATAACCGCCAAAATCAACAAAAAGTATGTCATGATCTTTTATGTTGATATAGTCAAGAGCTATTTCAGCAACCTCATTAAATGTTAATGACTCTATATCATTAATTGCAAGGGCTTTTGTGTTTGTCATGTTCTCCATGGTTAATTCCTCCTCAAATATGTGTCATTTTTGGTTTATCTATGTTGTATGGTGTGTTTATTTTCCTCGTGTGGAAAATACCCACATATACCGCCCTTTATGGGCGGTTGTCACTAAATCATTTTAAATGTAAATTCCACATTATGAATGTGATCTGAATTATATCCGCCTCCAGCAACCGCCCTCAGATCATCTCTAATGTATGATTTAATGTGATCCATGCCATAGAAATGATCGGGGTTAATGGTATATGTATCGCTGAATGTAAATATCTTGCCTGGATACCATTTAGGCACACTCTTAATATTTGGATGTTTCTCATCCATGGTGTACTTGATTTGCGCAAAGATCTTAATTTTGCTACTCATAATAATTGACCTCCTTAAAGTTTTAAAGTTGTTATAAAGTGTAAATAATGGTTATGGTATCCGCTCCACCTCATGCGGTTTCGTGGATATGTAGGGGCTTGAGCCCCTTTAAGATTGTTATATCTCAATTCTGCTTAATATTTCTTGAGCCTTGCTTAGAAATTCCACGTTGTAATCATCTACATAATAGCTAATATAAAAAGCGGTTAGCTTGTTTACAAGTTTATCATCACTCTTGATATAGTCGATCACTTCTATACGCTCAATAGAATCATCGGCATCAAGATTTTTAAATTTTCTTGTGGCTTCTATAAGATCATCTTTAGAGATTTCAAGAGCATCCGCAAATTCCAGAACTGAATCAAAGTAATCATAAATGCTCATATAATGCGGTTCGTCACTGTAGATTGTAACGTGATCGTCATTGATCCATGAATGACCGCCCACATTTATGAACGTTTCAAGGCGTCCTATTTTTGCATCTGCATCATAGTAAAAATATACGTCCGTTTGGTATGGGTTCAAGTCGATCTCAAATTTCCGCAAGATCACCGCAAGTTCAGATACAAGATCATTGATATTGATGATATCCTCATCGGTGATATAGGGCTTAATTGTACTCATTTTTATACACTCCTTTTAATTTAATGTTATATTATGTATGGTATCCCTTTAGGCTCATGCGCCTTTATGGGATATATAGGGCGTATAAACGCCCCTTTGAGTTAATTTAGTTCAAATTCGATCGCCTCAATTGTTTTGGATCTCATTTCTTTAAAACTATCCGACACTGGATTAAAATAATCGCCTAAAATGCCATAAGAACAAGCTGGAGCAAAATATATGTTGTTATTATTGCTGTTGAAATGTGTATCACAGTATTTACAATTCATACAATTACCATCACATTTTTTTAGGTGATTCAGAGCCGCTTCAAGTTTTTTACGTGTTGATATAGTCATGAAATCACCCCCTTAAACGTGCAAATACGCTTCTTTTTGTGCCATTTTTATAACACTTTTGGCAGCGTTTAAAACGCTTTGAGGGATTCTATAGCCGCAAATAACGTATTTGTCAAGGCGTGTATTGTAGCCGATTGAATAGTTCCAGCCGTAAACACCGGCATTATAATAGTTCGTGCTATCGGTATAGGCATCAATGCTGCTATCATCTACAAAGATAACATCTTGACCGCTGATTATGTTTTTTGCATCCGTGTTTGTGATTTTTTTTGATGTATACATAAAATTACCTCCATTTTTTTGGTTTACGTTTGTTTTTTTGTTTTTTTGTTTTGTCTGTTGTCTCATTTCTTTTGTTTTACTGTTCTACACTTGACTTTTTGATTTTTTTGTGTTATCCTAAAAAATATGGTTAATTAAATTCAGATCATTGCACTGGATTCAATCGTATAGCGGTTAAAATAACCGCTAAAAGTTTAGGTAAACTGTTAGCAAGATCCCTTTTTTTATATCCCAGAAATTCGGAAACTGGATTAAAAACATTTTGAGCCTATCGTTTTCAAAATTTTGCTAGCGTACATTTGACGTTGCTCAATCGATTTTCACGGTTCGACTAGCAAATATTTATTTTTCAAGATACGCAAAGACTAGCTGTCGCATGACCTTGCAAAGGTCAACCAGATTTTTTTGTTGTGCGGTTGTCAACTCTTTTCATTTTAGATTTTCCGCTTTTTAGTGCTAGCGGTAAACTTATTTGTATCAAATAAAGGGTTTTGCTTTTTGGTTTTTGGTTTATTCTTTTCCTTTACTATATCTATAGTATAACATATAATAACCTAGGTTACAATAGGTAAAATGCACAAATAACCTAGGTTACAATTATACAATTTGCATACACAACATATTGTATGCAATGAAGAATATTGTAGCAAAAAGCACTATATATAGTAGCTAAGTTGAATTATTACAACAATAAAATATTTGTACGTTGTTACAAATAATATAACAAATAGAGGTGTGTTTATGGATAATTTGCACAAAAAATCAACACAAGCAGAACGTACCAAAAAATATAAAAATAGTAAACAAATTAAACAATTAAATATGGATCTAAGCCCTGAAGAAATGCAGTTACTTGAAAATGTACTAAAAAAATACAATATGAGAAAAAAGCAATTTTTTGTAAGTGCTTGTAAATACTGTGTAGATCATGATATTAATTTTGATGAGTAACTAAACTACAATATATAGTGGTTAATACAGTATTTATTACTTGTAATACACAATATATTGTATGCTTATATTTTGAGCTATAAGGCTACTAGCAAGCGTTATATACTGTTGTGTGCATGGGTGGTATAGTTATACTTGATAGCCGTTAGAATGGATTTTAGAGCATACAATATATAGTGGTATCGTAGCGTATTATGTGCGAGTGTATACTATATATTGTGGTTAATGACTGATGTATTGTGTGTATATGGATATATATTGATTAGTTAGTAAATAGAATAACTGTAAAATAATGTATTTATAGCGTGAGCCTGCAAAGAGATCTTGACATGTACATGTTTGTATGTATATATGTATGTGTACAAATATTTGTACTGTTGTAAACGTTGAATAGCGTGAAATATGTGTACAATTTTTTGGACTTATAAGGACCTTTGAATGGTCCTTTGCCAATGCTAGTTAATGACAATTAGTCAATTTGCATAACTTTAAAGGCTAATTTTGTACAAATCGCTAGTTTAAAATAGGGATTGAGTATTAAAATTTAGGCGTGTTTTAGTGAGTGTTTACCACTTTGGCGGTAAATATGGAGTGAAATAGGGAATTGATAGGGAATTGATAGGTTAAAATATTAATATAAAATGTTCAAATTTTAAAGATGACGATTAAGGGCGTTCGGTATATCGAATAATAACCACCGATAAATATATTTAACAAAAATCAAATATTGGCAATAAACAAATATACAAAAAGGTTAATTATTGACTCGATCAATGATTGATAAAAATCAAATAATATAAAGTCGGTTGAGCTTGCATGGAGTCAGCAGAATTATATTAATATTCTATTAATTGAGATACAATTATTTATATATGTGATTTTGGCAAAAAAACATATAAAGCACGCAAATAGGCGGTTTTATGGATATGTTAAGATACTTAATCAAATAGCTATAGAGGGGGTGGCTTTACATTTATGGAAACATATGGAAACGAGATTATCCCCTTAGTAGTTCCACTCTATCCACACACCCCAAAACCAAATCTAAAATCAAAATAGCACTTTTTAAAATTCCTGCACACTATCCCACTACCCCACCAAAAACCAAATTTTCATTCGATAATGCGTTCGAGTAAACCTCGTATCTATGCCATTTTTTAAACTTTTTTAAACCTTAAAATATGCCCAAATACACTAAAACACACCAAAATTAACTTGCAAACATTATTTCTATACCATAAAAAAATAACCTATCACTCCCTAAAAACACACTCCCTGAAAGACCATAATAGGTCTTATTTTTTTGTCCTAAAATGGCTATAAATCTAGTTTTACACTTAAACAATCACTCATTTAAAATCAAATTTTAATTCACTGTCAACTCATTAAACTACGCTTCAAAAATAATACACTATCACCGAAACATCTCAAAACAATAAAAAGCCATCAAAATATCATTTATAAAACTCATAAAATAACCTATCGTAAAAACGAAAAAAACGTTTTTACGCCTTGATTTACAAGCAAAAACAACGAATAAGCGATCGTAATTTTACCGAACGTTCCAAAACAAAATGTTCAGATGAAACAAAATGTTTAAACAGTTGCCAGACAATCCATACAAACATTAATGTTTAACTGAAAAAATATCTGTGAAGATTAGCGTGACCGTAGGGAACGATAATCAAGCAGGGAAGTTATATACGAGCGTAGCGAGAATATAACTGACTAGCTGTGCGCAACACAACAAATCAATATCTCATCATTACAAAGCTTCATTGTCATAATAACACAGTATCATAATTCCTATTAATTGTACAATCTCACATAAACTTACAATTTATAATTACAATCAAAATTATAATTATAAATATAACCAATACACTAAAAGTTTACATATAAATTTGCATAAGTATATTGACAACCATTTAATTGTACATTATAATTGTAAATGTACTATTAAACGAGTACGTTTGAGAGTTGCTTACTTGATTTGCTTGCAATTTCAAATTGCAATTTTTAAAATATGATTTCACTTCAATTTATCTCTCAGCTCTATTAGTATACCCTTTCACCATTAAACGAGTACACTTGAAATGATATCATATTTTAAAATCAAATTCAAGAAGTAAATATTGTTTATAAAATTGTAAGTTATAGGAAGTGATATTTAATGTCAGTTAATTGTAGTAAACAATAAATTTTTCTGGGGCGTTTACGCCACAGTAAGGATTCTCTTATTACTAAAGATATCTAATATTATTCTACTCTACACTTTGACCTACACTTTTGGTATACAGATTGCACACTTTTTTGCATTTTGACCTACACTTTTGGTATACAGATTGCAAAAATGGAGTATTAACAATAAATGGGTAATAACAATGAAAGGTGGTGACAAATTATAGCTGACAATTATTTTATAAAAATTCCCAAGAAATATATATACGCTGACTCGGCTGACAGTTTTGAACTTTTATTGTATCGTTGTCTTAGTTATTTGCGTAATGCTAGAACAGGGACAATAAGTACATCTATAAATGAAATTTTGGAATTGTGTCATTGTTCCCTTTATAGTAAGGGTAACAGAGAAAACACTCATAGGATAAAAGCACTTTTCAATATCTTTATTGTCAGGTCAGATTTAACTTGGGATAACCAATGTGACTATAAATCATTAAATAATGTTAATGCAAACGCTCATTTAAGATTTAAGGTCAACAAAGCGGTATTTGACCCTCCAGACAACTTTGTAATATTGTATGACACAGAATGGGACAAACTAATGTCTATTTCAAATAGGCTGTCTAAGTCAATACTTCTTCGTATTTACTTATACATAAAGTCATGGAACTTTCAGAATACAGAAATTATAACAGAGAGTGTTTGTGGTTGTTACAAGAAAGAAACGGTAATGGCAGAAGAATTACATATGTCGGTCAGACAGTTAGACAACTATTTAAAGGCATTATGTGATAATGGGCTAATAGTCAAGCATATTACAGGCTCTTATAAAAAGAATGGCAAGGTCTATAATGCTCCTAACGTTTATGTGCTTAGTTCAGATCTGAACGTACAACAACATATCCGAGAAGCTGTTGACAGACTAAAGTACACCTATAAGGTAGATGAATTTCTACCAATGACACATAAGAACAAGAAAATTAGAAAGGATTGATAAACGTGATAGATAATAAGATTATAGTATTTGAAAATGAGGACTTTGGAGAACTTAGAACGGTTGAGATTGACGGAGAAGTTTGGTTTGTAGGCAAGGACGTGGCAATGATATTGGGTTATGGAAATGGAAAAGTTAAAAGTAAGGCTTTAGCTAACGCTATAAAAGATCATGTAGATATTGAAGATAAAAGGTTCTTAAACTATGATGAACTTAAAGCGTACCAAAATGGTGACCTTAAAAATATCAGCCACTATGGAATGACAATTATAAATGAAAGCGGTCTATATTCTCTTGTATTTGGAAGTAAATTGTCAACCGCAAAGAATTTCAAACACTGGGTAACTTCTGAGGTTCTTCCTTCACTTCGTAAAACTGGTACATATAATACGCAGGCTTTTGAAGAATTAAAAGCAGAGGTAATAAATCTCAAAGAAGAATTAGAGAAAAACAAATTACCCAAGAAAACATATAGTCCATGGTTTGGTCGTATGCACCCTAAATATAAATTAATAGAAGATAGTCTTGGTATTACTAGGGGTGCATTGTATAGAGAAATTCTTAAAGAGCTTGCTAACAGATACGGACTTGATACATACCAGATAGAACAAGACTATTTGTATGAAAATTGTTTGGATAAATGTTATCCTCTTGACCCATATCAGTGTGTTCCGCAATATCGCAATATGATAGAAGATATTATTAATGAGTATTTAATCAGTAACAGTTTAGCTGATAAAAACGATATTATTGCGACTAAGAAATATCAGACGATATTTTCAAAAACTAATTCTAAGACTGATTATAATGAGTCTTATCTTAACACAGAGGACGGTGATAACAATGAGTAGAAATCGCAAAACATTTTCTTTACAGGAACTGTTCCCTAAAGATTATACATACGAGGCACAGGACAAGCCCTTGGACGATAATGAAGAATATTTGAGGTTTCGCAATGAGTATTGGACTATGCTGGCTGAAACTGACGATACATACAAAGAAGATTATATGTAAGATAAAATAAAGGAGACAACAAAATGAACAATTTGAAACTTGTAGAAACAGACGTATTTAATGAAATCGCAACTTGTGACTTTTGGGGTAACGCCAACAATGAGTATCTTGTCACAAGAGAACAGATTGGTAGAGCATTGGGCTATAGTAATCCTGCAAATGCAATTAAAAATATCCATTTAAAGCATAAAGAAAGGTTAGATAAATTTTCAACTCAGCTCACTTTGGGCTATGTTGAAGGTGACAGGTATGTTGAGCGTGAAAGAATACTTTATAACCGCAAAGGCATTATGGAGATTTGCCGTTGGTCTAGGCAACCATTAGCAGATAAGTTCATGGATTGGTGTTGGGAGATTATGGATAGACTTATTTCCAATAGCTTGAATACCGTAACATTATCAAGAGAAGAATATTCTATGATTATTAATACTGTCAATGAAGTAGGTCAGCTTAATAAAGTTAATGAACAGCTTACACGTCAGTTGCAAATCATTTCTGCACAGAACACCACAATGCAAGACAAACTTTCTCGTATGTGGCAGAAAATAATGCTTATTGTTCCACCTGCGCATTATTCTTCTTGGAAAAACAAAATGTCTCAGAAAATTGTTTCGCTTGCAAAGATCTTAGGTTATACAAATGATGATGACAGAAAATCTATCTATAGCGATATTTACAACATGATGAGGTCAGACTATGATATTGACCTTGACTCCTACAAAGAAAATTATTTGTTATCACAAATAGATTGTAAAAACGTAGCAATGATAGATGTTATTGATAGCGATACAGCTCTTAGAGATATTTTCGAGGAAATTGTTGACCGATACATACAAATAAAATCAGGAATGGGGGTAATGAACAATGCCTAGACTAACAAAACTTACAGACAGTGAGTATGCCAATGGTGTACTCGCAGAAGCTAAAAGAATAAACAATAACGAGACAATTCGTAAACAACCGCCTACAGAACAGCAAGTTAGATTGTGTCTTAGAGTGTTAAGAGATTTTCACATACATATAAACAAGGATAATATTCCTAGATTTAACAGCGTTCAGGAATTAGAGCTTTGGCAAAAGAAAATGATACACAATAAATTATATGACAATAACTAAAACGGAAAGGTAGATTAAAATGACAGAAAACAACAAAACTATGGTAACAGTATTTGAGAGCAAAGATTTTGGCAAGGTAAGAACGGTAGATATTGATAACAAGATTTACTTTTGCGGTTCTGATGTGGCAAAGGCGTTGGGGTATTCAAGACCAGCGGACGCAATAACATCTCATTGTAAGGGGGTCTGCGTTTTACCGACCCCTTCGGCTGGAGGTGTACAGAAAACAAAATTCATTTCAGAGGGTGATGTTTATCGTCTTATAGCACATAGTAAACTCCCTTCCGCAGAACGCTTTGAGAGTTGGATATTTGACGAGGTACTTCCAACCATACATAGAACAGGCAGTTATATTATGGAAGGCTCGGAAAAGGACAATGAATTAAAACTATTACAAGCTACGGTTACTCAGCTTCAGAATATGTTACTTGCATTATCGGCTAAGAAAATACCAAATGAAAAGGCTTTGAACATATGGAAGAAACAAATTGGTACTCCGCTTATAGGGAAGTTGCAGGATAATGCTTTACAATCTACAGGTGAGGTTATTGAGTTTGTAGATATGTTGCATAGAGTTTATACTCAGATGACTTCAATGTTTGGTTTCTGTACTGCTACGGCTCTTAGTGAATTTACAGACAAGTATAACTGTGATTGCACTACAACACAACCTAGTATTATAAATGCTATTGCGGATAATCATGTATATCAGGCTTGGTTTACTCAGGCTTGTAATCAGCTTATGATTTGTGTAGGTAATGGGGATAGGTTTACATCTGACGATGGTTGTATTTATAATGCTACACAGTTTACTTCAGAGGACAGCTTTGATTTTATTGTTCACACATTGGCAGAGATTATGAAAGATAGATCGGCACACTACGCACACACACTGTCTATAATTTACAAGAAGATAAACACCACGAGAGGTTGGCATAATCAAATGACTAGGAAGAAGGTTAAGACTAAGAAAGATGTAATATTGTCTGATAGAAAACAGTTTACTAAATTTGTGTTAGTTAGCAACGAAATTATAAAGGAATTGGAAAGGAGTTAAATCTATGAAAACATATACGGTAACAAGTAAAGTAACCGCAGAGGAACGTGAGGTTACAATTAACATTTCATGCGAGAATGGCGAATGGGTCGCTAATTTGTATACTTGTATTGAGAAGTATGCCAACAAATGCAAAAAGCAAGGTTGGAAACAGATTGATGAAACAAGACACACTGACGGTACGTTTATCGGAGCTACATTTATTGCTCCTGCCAAAGCCATTAGTATTAGAAACGCTCACCCGACTAAAAGAGTTATCTCAGAAGAACATAAACAAAAGCTTTTAGCTGCGAGAAACAAAGATTAGTTAAAATTGTACATTAATTGTGTTAATTTTACAGCTATATTGTTTTGAGTATAATTTTACTTGTGAAGTATTACTCTTTAAAATTTAGCACAATTAATGTATGTTCCTGACGATAGAACGTAGATTATGATAGATATAAAGATAGGAGATATAAATGCTTACGGCAGAAATTAATAATCAACCTATAAATTGTTATGACAATAAGTATGATAGAGATACTTTGAAAAAATGGGCGGACAAAGGAATTTTGCAATGTCCTGTTTGTCATGGGAAGTATGAATATTGTCATGGCAAATTGGTAAGCCCTTATTTTAGACACAAAGACAAAACTAAATGTGAGACAATTTACTCTGAACCCGAAACAGAAGAACATATTCAAGGTAAAATAGCATTATTTAATTGGATTAAGAAACAAAACGGTGTTGTCAAGGCTGTTATGGAGGGTTATATAGAAGAAACAAAACAAAGACCTGACATCATGTTTGAGTTTGGAGGACAACAGTACGTTATAGAATTTCAGTGTACGCCAATAGCAAGTGAGCAAATAGAACGCCATGAGTTGTATCAAGCTGCGAAAATTAATGACATTTGGATTGGCGGTAAGGAAAAATATTCAACTGGCAGGACACATATTGAGAATATTGCATATGCAATGTTTGACTATCAGAACAATACTTTGTCTAAAGTCAAAGATCTTTTGAACAAAAACTTGTTACCTTATAATAATTTACTGCTTTGGAATTTTAACGAAATACCTTTAGAGAATGTAATGTTTGACGGAAAATTTACTTTTGTGAATCAAACCATGGAAAAATATATTGATTTATCAATAAAAAAACACAATGCGGAATTAAAAAAGCAAGAGCAGAGACGACATATTCATAGTTTGGTAGAGGTTTGCAAAGTTATTCCAGAATGGTATGCACAAGTATGTCATCATTGTAAAATCGACATACTTGAAGGCAAATTATCTTCCCCATATTTGATTATGATGAAGTTTGCAAGCGATATTACTGCTCCTTTCACAATGTTCATCAAAGAAAATTCGATTGATGTGTGTGTAACAGAGATGTATAATCGTAGGATAAAAATAATTCAACTCATTGCAGAAAGTGCTATTGGCAAAAGCAACTAAATTTGTAAAAATTGAAACACTTAAATATTCGGACAATCAGCAGTTGGTTTCTGTGATTAAAGAATATTTTTCAAAGCAATTACAAAAGGCAGTAATTAATAAATATATGGGAGGAATAACAAATGGCTAAACAACAAATGTATCAGCAGTTTATTTTTAAGTTGCACAGTTCAAGAATTTTAAAAGCACCTGATAAAAATTTAAAGATCTCTATACAAGAAGCTAGAGATAATAGGGAAATTATTTCTCTTGCTGACGGACAAATTTTACAAATGATTGACGAGATAAATTCATTAGATAGAAAATTTACCGCAGATAGGATAAAGGAAATTAAGAGAGAAATAAAGCTTTTGAAAAAGCAGCCAAAGTCGAGAAATACGAGTGTACAAATTAAGAAATGTTATCAGGACTTAGATAACATTCAATGTAAACTTGACTATGTTGCGATTATAATGAATAATAAGGAAGATATTTTTAAGCTGAGTTACGGATTTAGAATAAACGGAACGTACTATAATAGACTTATAGGCACAACAAATGGTATAAAAAAGAACACAGTTATTTATGCTGCCGCAAAGAACTCACAGCATATAAAATTATGTGAGGAATTAACAAGACGCATGAATAATGGAAGAAACTTAAACAAGGAACTTGTGCCTGCTAAGTTTGAAGCTTATAAAGCATTAACTTGTTCAGCTTCTGTGCCTGTGACACATCCAAAAGATATTCTTGTGGTAGATGATTTGATTGTAACTTGCAAAGAAAAGGTTATAAAAATAACAGATGAGTTTGACGGAGAGCCTGTATTAACTGAGCCTGATAATCCTGAAATTATAGAAGTAAATGACAGTGACGGTTATGGTTTAATAACACCTACATTGTCGGAGATATGGGCAAAAGATGTTCTTGAGGACTATATACCTAGTGGGTACTGCATAAGAAATAGCTTTTGTAAGGGCATGGTGTTCACGTTTGACTTTCATAAATTTGCCTATGAATATGGTACATTCAATGAAAATGGTGATTGTATTGTTATTGATGTATGGGGAAATGAACATAATATAAAAAATGTAGACTTAATACTTACAACTTCGATGTTAAAATTGTGGGATAGTTATGACAATATTGATTCGTATTTGGGAAATTGTAAAAATAACGGATATGGCTTTAGAGTAACAAAAGTGTGTCCTGAGAAACTTGAAAATGAACGTAATATGAATTATCAATTCCTGCAAAGCTATGAATTAACAGATGGGGAAATTCAAGAATTGATAGCCCCTACGGTTAATGAAATAAAAGATGTAATTCACGGAGATATTGACAAAACTATATTGTTTTTAAATGGGGCTACCTCAGATGAAGATTTTAGCTTAAATGAGATTGATAATGTTACTAAGTCGGTTATGATAGAGCCAAGTATGGCAAATGACCCATTTGTTATAAATCGTATTAACTATATGATTAAGAAAAAAATTACACAGGCTAAAATCGGTGTACTTAAAGTGCATGGCAATTATGCTGTTATTTCAGGCGATCCATTTGCCTTGTGTCAAAAAATATTTGGAGTAAAAGTTGAGAATGATGATTATGGATTACTTAAAGCTGGAGAAATGTATTCAAAATATTGGTCTGATTATGGGTCTGATAGGGTTGTTTGTTTCAGAGCGCCAATGAGCTGTCATAATAATATTAGGGTTATGAACATCACAGATAATAAAATGATGTCAGAGTGGTATAAATACATGGCAACTGTTAATATTGTCAACTGTCATGACAGTATGGCAGCAGCGTTGAACGGCTTTGACAAAGACGGAGATTGTCTTATAACAACAGACAATCCAATATTGTTGAGAAATACAAGACCTACTAAAACAATTATGTGCGTTCAAAAAAAAGCAAATAAAGAAATCATTTGCGAGTCTAATTTAATGCAGGCTAATTACAACAGCTTTGGTGAGGAAATTGGCAAGGTCACAAATAGGATAACCGCAATGTACGATGTTCAGGTAAAATACCCAAAAGAAAGCAAAGAATACAAAATACTAGATTATCGTATTATGTGCGGTCAGCTTATCCAGCAGAACACGATAGACAAGGCAAAAGGTATTATATCCAAGCCTATGCCTGGGGCGTGGTACAACAGATTTGCATTAAACTACAATGATAATGATAGTGACGAGGAAAGAGTCGCAAAGGAATTTAACAAAACAATCATTGCTGATAAGAAACCATATTTTATGTGTTACATATATCCGCAGGAAATGTCAAAATATAAAAATTATATTGAAAATAATAATGCTCAATGTATAAATTTATTTGGCATGACGATTTCCGAATTAGAGGTTCTTAAAGATAAAACGGAAGATCAGCTAAAGTATTTGGATTGGTATTACAAAAAAATGCCTGTTAGTGCTAATAATTGTACCATGAATCGTATTTGTAGGGCTGTTGAGTCGGCTTTTGAAAATTATAATACGGAAGTTAAATCGTCAGCTAGATTTGATTATAAAGTTATGCAATGCAGACAAAATGATAAGCACTCTGACTATTCCAAATTAAAAAAAATGTACGAGAATTATACAAGGGATATAACTCAATACATGGTATTGTCTAAAAAACAACGTTTCGACAAAGAACAAATTGACAATGACAAGATGATAATGACAGAAAATTATCGTAAGTTATGTTCTGAGATTTGCACAGATGAATTTGTGTTGTGTGATATATTGCTTGATATATGCTATAAAACAGAGAAATCTAAGAAATTTGTATGGGATATTTGTGGCGACACTATTGTTGAAAATCTTTTAAGATTAAATGATTGGCAGATAACTTATTATGTACCCGATGAGACTGGAGATATTGAGTATGGTGGAACAAAATATAGAAAAGCCGTAAGAAAGGTTGGTGTATAAATGGATATATATTTAAACGAAATTGCCGAGGCAGAAAAAATAATTGAAAGTAAAGATTTAGGTGTAAAACCATCACAATCATTGTTTTTGTTGGCTAAATATTACCGATATGTTATGAAGTATAAAAAATCAAAAATAATTACTGCACTAACTGATTTTATCAAATCAACAGGTATAAATTACAGACCTTCTGATTGGGAGAAAAGCGTTGAAAGACAAGTTGACAGAACACGCAATAACCCACCAATTAATATTGAATACATTGGCATAACACAAAAGGAACTTGAAGATATAGCAAGGCTTAAAAGCCCACCAGTTGAGAGAATAGCTTTTACGGCATTGTGCCTTGCTAAATATAGAAATATTCTTTGTGTAAGAAATAATAATTGGATTTGCACTAGCCATAAGATGCTGTTTTCTCTATCTAGTGTTAATAAAACTGGATATGAAAAAGAAATGATGATACATAAGTTAGTTAAAGCAGGAATGTTACAACCAGCATTGGCTGTCGGAAATACAAATCTTCAAGTAAAATTTATTGATGATAGTTCTCTAATAGTGCTAAAAATTACCGACATGAGAGAACTCGGCAAAGAATATATGCTGTATAGAGGTAAAAAATACGCACGTTGCGAAAATTGTGGAAGGTTATTTTATAAGAGATCAAATAGTCAGTTGTACTGTAAAAATTGCAAAGGTTATCAAAAAATCAAAACCAAGGTCTTAACCTGCTGTGATTGCGGTAAGGAGTTTGTGGTTGATAGCAAAGCAAATAATAAGCAAAGATGTGATAAATGTCAACATATCAAACAACTTGAATATCAAAGAAAATCAATGGCTAAAGCCAGAAATATAATGTGAAGTAGTCAATTTTAAATAGAAAATAGTCAAACACCTCGTAAACCCTTTATTATTGGGCTTTTGCGAGGTGTTTTTATTTTATGGTGTTATTTCTTATTATGGATATAGATAATAAATATACTTATCCATAATATATTATAGCACGCACAAAGTCAACATTCAATAGGCATTGTGTACAAAATTAAAATTGAAAAGGTGGTTATTTTACACATGATTTTCGTCACAAAGGACGAGGCGGATTATCTTCGTCAGAACATTAAGAACGTTAAGATTTTCAAAACGTGTCGTCTGAAAAACAATGGCTCTAATCGTGGCAAGAGATATGCAGAGGAAACATCTGCGGTTGTCAATCTGCTTGCCAAGTACAGAGCCGATTAAAAAATATCTTACAGCACGTCTGTAAGGGTGGGTATATCCCACTAACTTATTTAGAAAAGGAATTTATTTTTTATGACAGTAACAGAAGAACTTCCAATTTCCATTGTAGATAGTTTGGATAAGAGAACATATCCTACGCCTGAAGAGTATAACTATTGGAAATCGAGAGAAAACAGAACATTTTTCATTGATTACGAGGTAGACGAGTTTTATAATCTTATTGAATTAAGCAAGGTTATTATTCAGATGAACATGGAAGAAAGAGAAGTTGAAAAACCAAAGCCAATATTTATTTTCATTCATAGTTATGGTGGAGATATAGAACAGGCAAATTATTTTTGTGACCTGATACAGAGTAGTCATATTCCTATCGTTACTATTGGAATGGGTGTTGCTATGAGTGCAGGCTTTCTTATTTTTCTTGCTGGCAAGCGTAGATATGCGTTTGAACATTGCCAAATGCTCGTTCATCAAGGCTCTGCTGCTTTTCATGGTAGTGCTGCTGAAATTGAGGAAGCTCAGAAAAATTATAAGAAACAGCTTGAGGGCATGAAGTCATATATCCTCGCAAGGACGGACATTGATGAAAAGACTTTTAATAAAAATAGAAATAAAGATTGGTATTTATCTCGTGATGAACTTGTGAAGTACAAAGTGGTCGATAAGATTGTCACATCGTTTGATGAAATTAATTAGGCGGTGTTATCATGGGCAAGAAAAATAATAATACTATAACCTCGTATGATAACCCACCTGAAAAAATTGACGGTGATCTGTTTTATAGTCTACAATTAGATAAAGAACAAGAAGAATTTGCTAATGCAATTTGGAACAAGGACAATGATATTATTTTCTGTAATTCCAAAAGCGGAAGTGGCAAAACTACCATTGCCGTTGGTATCGCAAACTTGCTTGTGCAGTACCAAATGTTTTCAAAGATTATTTATATTGTTTCGCCTTGTGCGGAAGGCAGGTTGGGCTTTCTACCCGGTGATGTAACTTCAAAGAGTGAGGTTTACTATGAACCACTCTATAATGCACTACAGACACTTGGTATAAATCCATTTACGGCTGTATGTACCAATAGTCTTGTTTCTGAGAAGTATGAAGAAGGTTATATTAAACCTCTTACGGACGTTTACCTTAGAGGTGTCAACTTTAAGGACGCAGTTATTATAATTGACGAGTCTCAGAACGCAACTTTTGATAATCTTAAAAAGACTTTAACAAGAATAGGTGAAAACTGCAAGACAATTTGCATAGGGCATACAGGACAGATTGATTTACCTAATCATAAGGCAAGTGGATTTGAGAAATATCTAAATCATTTTTCGGGAAAAGAACATTGTCAGATTTGCGAGTTGCATACTAATCATAGAGGTTGGGTATCAACTTGGGCTGACGAATTGGAGGATTAGAATAAATGGCTAAAATAACAAAAAAGAACGTTCTGTCGGTACAGGGTATTGTAAACATAGAGAACGGAAAAATAACATTTAGCGTTGAAGATATTGAGGGTGAAATTGCCCTTGCGGAACTTATGTCAGATTTCAACGGTCAGGAAGTAAAGCTGTCTGTAAACCAGACAGACGAAATTGCATAATGGGAGGAATTTAAAATTTCTACATACAAAAGATTTGAAGGTGAGTCTGATGACGAGCTTATATTTAGAGTGTGCAAAGACAAAGAAAAAATAGGCACTTGGAATGATGTTAGGGATATCTTAAATGAATTACTTAATGCTGATTTTGGCGAGTCAACTTATCGTAAGAAATTTCAATGCTTCGAGAAAATGTTCAATGCAAATCAGAAAACTTTTGCAGACACAGAAAACACCCTTAATGAAATTCAAGACCAAATTCGTGAATTAAAGAAAGAGCGATACAAACTTCAAACGGAGAAGTTGGAGAATAATAGGTGGCTTAGAGAAAATGCACGAGATGAATTGATAACTGAAAAAATAGTCAATGCAATTTCTGATATAGAACCTATCATAGTTCCTGATTATTTATCTGGAGAAAGTAATAGCAAATCTGCGATATTGGCATTTACTGATTGTCACTTTGGTATAGAGTTTTGCATAAAAGATCTATTTGGCAATGTAATAAACGAATATTCTCCAGAGATATTTGAACGCAGAATGTGGAGTATGCTCGAAAAAGTTGTTGACATCATTGCCAAAGAGGATTTGGCAGAAATTGATGTTTGGGAACTTGGTGACAGCATATCAGGACTTCTCAGATTAAATTCTCAACTGATGCACCTTAGATATGGTGTCATAGATTCGGCAATAAAGTATGCTGAATTTCTTGCCAATTGGCTCAATGATCTTTCGCAATATGTGAGAGTAAATTTCCAAATGGTTAAGGACAGTAATCATTCACAACTTAGACTTCTCGGACAGCCTAAGAATAGTTTTCCTGATGAAAACATGGCAAAGGTGATTATTGCTTTCATAAGGGAAAGACTTAAATATAATCGAAATGTAAACATAATTGAGAATGAAACAGGCTTTTGTTTTAGCGATGTTGAGGGTTATAACGTGCTTGGTTGTCATGGTGAAGTAAAGGATTTACAGAACTGCACAAGTTCTTTTTCAAGAGCGTACAATACAAATATTGATTACGTTTTGGCAGGTCATGTGCATCACCAAACCTCAAAGGAAAATGCAAAACATTCAGAGGTGCTTACAATACGTTCTATGGTAGGTACTGATGACTATGCTATGTCTTTAGGCAAGACTTCTGACACGGGTGCAAGCCTGTTTATATTTGATAATGAATTTGGCAAGATTGCCAACTATGATATAAAAGTAAAGTAGGTGAATACTATGATGATTAAAAAGAGTTATAACGATTTTGATACTTTCATGCAGGATATTATTGATGTTTATCTCGAAAATGAGGGCTTTAGTGTTTTATGTGATTACAAGTTGGCTTGTAAGATTGTCAAGAAATTTTTATCATTTGACGATAAAACTAAAATTAATTCTATTTCTCTTGATCCGCCTGAGTGGAACGGATATGGTGGCGAATTTGTTGTTTCAACTTTTGAAAACGAGTTGTTCTGTGAAAGAGCAAGACGTGACGATAAGCCAATAATTGTTGGTGATGAGAATATTGTTTTCGTTCAGCGAGATTTTGTCGGCAAGGATTTTACTGAAGAAGATTATGTTCCAAAGCTTTATTTTGGTTTTACAATTAGTGAATAATTTGTAGTTAAATACAACTCCTTTTATTATATTTTGCAGGATAGCAAGCGTTATCCTGCATATTGTCGGATAGCTCAATCGGTAGAGCAATGCACTGTTAATGCGGAGGTTGTGAGTTCGAGTCTCACTCTGACAGCCAAAACAGAACTCAACACGCCTCTTAAAAATGCGTACCACGTTGAGTCTTTTAAATGAAAAATCTGACGAGATTTTTGCACGGATAGTTGACAAAGTTTTGTTGACTATCCTTAGTTTTAATTACAAAGTAATTCAACCTCACGCACCTCTTAACAATGTGTCCCAGTGAGGGGTATTTTAATGCCGTATAAATGTACAAGAGGGCTAACTTGTAAAAAGGTGGTCGGTGAGGTTTGTTGTTTCCAAAAGACGATTAAAGACAGAAAAACAGCGAGCTATGGAGTTATGGTTTTGAGAATTTTGTATTACTCCAAAAACAAAATTCAAGCCCTTATGGGCGAAATAAAGAAGATTAAGTGTGAGGGCAACACTCTAAAGAAATCCCATTTGAAGAATAAGTGCTAAAAGCAGCACTCTAAAGAAAGCTTGAGATGAGAAGAAAGGAGAGGTTAAATGGCTAAGAAAAGCAAACGTATTCAAGTACATGATGATGAAATACTTTCAAAAATCAATTCTGAAACAATGAAACTATGGAACAAATATAAAATTGATATGTCACTTAGAGAACTCTCCGAAAAGACTATCGCAGGCTATCAAAATGATTTAGAGTCTTGGTGGATATACATATACAAAAATCAGGGCAATCAAAGTATTATTGACTTAACGGAAGATGATGTAACTGAATTTTTATATTTTTGTAAAACTGAGGGTAATAATTCAAGACGTATGAAAAGGCGTATGGCTTCAATTTCGGCTTTTTATAAATTTCTGCGTAAGAAGAAGTTAATTACAGAAAACCCAATGGAATTTATGGATAGACCTAAGAAAGATACAGATGTTATTACTCAGACGTTTTTAACTGTTGAACAGGTACAGGAATTAAGAATTACCTTACAAAACTTAGTAGAAAACGCTGACACGCATCATAAGAAACATAGGGCTTTACAATATCAGTGTTATGCTCTATTTTCATTGTCTACAATGGCTAGAGTTAATGCGGTTGCGAATACTAAGTGGGAACAAATTGATTTTGACAATAGGGTTGTCAATGATGTAGTTGAAAAAGAAGGCTATGTTGTAACTCTTTATTTTTCGGAAGAAGTTAAGGAACTGCTGTTAGGTTTACTTGAGTACCGCAAGACAAATAATATTATTGACAATGGCTATGTTTTTGTTTCTTACACAGACGGAAAGTTTGATAAGGTAACTAATGGCACATTAAATTCTTGGTGTCATATTATTGGTGAAATGATTAATGTTCCAACGTTACACGCTCATGATTTTCGTCATTCTGGAGCTACGCTATATAAAAACGCAGGTATGTCACTAGAAGATGTTTCGGCATTGCTCAACCATAGTGGAACTGACGTGACAAGAAAATTTTATATTAGGGTTGATAAAAAGAAAATTAGTCAGAATAAGGATAAATTTGATTTTTGAGCGATTAAGCACTCATAGGGCTATAAAAGGGTGCTTTTATTACACAAATATAGAGAGGAAAATAATTATGGACGGAAAAGCAATAGAAATTGTAAGAGATTATATTGGAGAACATCTTGACAAATCAGATACAAAGCCTGATTTTGAAGTTTACACAGTATGGAAGTGCAAGGCATTGCAGAACTGGAAATACTTGCTTTCAAGCACTCTTTTTGACGGTATGTATTATGAATTAACATACAATGGCGACAAAAAAGAGTGGTATCTTGACGCCTATAAGAAGTTTGAGAACAAGGTTGTTAAAGAATAGTAATTAAATATATGCCAAATTAAGCACTCTGATTGAAAATTGGAGTGCTTTTTATATTGGCTTGAAAATTAAACAAATAAAAAGGAGGTGGTTTTGGTTATGCCAAGGAAAAAAGGTAGTGTATCAACACAAAATAAATCTGGTATTAAAACCACTAAATATATTGAACAACCAAAAGTAATAAAAACCATTTCTTGTGATGAAGAACAAGAAATGTTAATAAAAAAGCCTTATCAATGTGTGACCTGTGGCAAAAGATATGCCACACAAAAGAACAATTTTGCATATAGCCAATCACCTTTATACAATGGCAATAATAATTTCTTGCCAACTTGTAATCATTGTTTAGATAACCTTGTAGAACAATATACGTTATTATTGGGCGATCCAAATGAAGCTATTAAGCGCATATGTTTACATTACGATATCTACATTCAGGAAAGCTTGCTTAATAGTTGCAAGAAAAAAGATCTAAACCAAAGCCGTATCAGAAATTATATCAGACATTGTAATTTACAACAATATGCAGGTAAAACATATGATACATATTTGTCTGAGGTCAATGGTATTGCTATTAATAACGAGGAAGATTTAGAGCAATTAAAGTCAGAGGGCAAATCTTCTCCAACAAAGGTTGCAGTTGAACGTTGGGGACTTGGTGTATTTGGCTCTGAGGATTATCCGATTTTGGAAGAACATTATAAAATGTTAAAGTCACAAAATCCAAATGCCGATAATAATCAAGAGATTTTTATAAAAGACCTGTGTACAACAAAATTATTACAGAAAAAAGCTATTAAGGAAAAACGGTACGATGATTACGAAAAGTTTACAAAATTGTATCGTGACACTTTTAAACAGGCAGGCTTAAAAACAGTACAAGAGATAGATAACAGTGCGGAAGAAACTTTAGGTGTCACATTGGCAACTATTAGTCAATATACTCCTGAAGAATATTATAGGGATAAAGAACTTTACAAAGATTTTGATGGACTTGGTGATTATATCAAGAGGTTTATTTTAAGACCTATTAAAAATTTAGTTTTGGGAACTAATGAACGTGATAAAACTTATTGCGTGAAGGACGATGGTGAAAATGGCTAGGAGAAATAAGTATGCTGATGACAAACAAGCTGTGTTGCACACTAAGTTTCCTTCAACTCATTTTCTAAGCAATCCGACAAATGTGGATCATACATATAGGTGGTGTACATTTTTTAGAAGAAATTTGCACAGGTTTGCAACTGATTATTTGGGTTTGAAATTACATTGGTATCAAGCTATTATTCTATATTTAATGGGAATATGTAATTTTATAGTTATTGTTGCTTGTAGAGCTGCTGCAAAGTCTTTTATTATTGCACTATATTCTTGCTGTAGATGTATCTTATATCCCAATAGTAAAGTTGTTATTGCTTCCGCAACAAAGGGACAAGCCAAACTGATTGTCACGTCTAAAATCAGAAACGAGTTAATGGCGTGGTCGCCAAAATTGCGAGAAGAAATTAAGGGCATTAAAGATAACCAAAATGAAGTTATCGTATATTTCAAAAATGGCAGTACGATAACGGTTGTAACGGCAGGTGAAAGTGGACGTGGTAACAGAAGTTCTGCTCTCATAAGGGAAGAATATAGACAAATCAAAAAGGAAATTGACGATAGTATATTATCACCATTTCAGACCATAAGGCAGACACAGTATTTGCTTGATCCTTATTATGAAAATATTTCTGAATTAAAAGAAGAACCAATTAATATTTACATATCTTCAAGTTGGCTTGATAACGGACACTGGATGTGGGATATTGTAGATATGGCTGAGAGCAATATGCTGAAAAGTTATCAGACTGGCGATATTGATACTTGTTTGTTGGCATTTGACGAGTCTATTACACTCAAACATAATATTCGTACTATGAAACAAATGCAGAATGAAAAGAAAAAACAAGATAGTTTAACTTGGAGATTGGAATATCTCAATGAAAGAGTTAAAGAAAATACTTCGGCTTTTTTCAGTTATTCAATGTTTTCTGCTAATATGCGTTGCAAAAAGCCTTTTTATCCTCGCAAGAACGTTGATGTATTAGCGCATAGAAGAAATCCTTACGCTATTCCAAAACAACAAGGAGAAATTCGTATAGTCGCTTGTGATATGGCGTTTGTTACTAACAAGAAAAACGATAATTCTATTTTTTCGTGTATAAGGCTTTTACCTGAAACTACCACATACCAAGTTGGTAATGTTGAGGACTCGAAAAATATGAAACGTGGTTATAGGCGAATAGTCTGTGGCATGGAGTCCATTCAAGGTGGCGAGGGAGATATGCAAGCAATTAAGATTAAGCAGCTTTATGCCGATTTTGATGCCGACTATTGTGTTCTTGACGCTAGAAATGGTGGTATTTTGATATATGATAGATTAGCTAGAGTTTTATATGACGAAGAACGAGATGTTGAATATGAGCCATGGACTTGTATGAATGATGAGGGTGCTAGCAATCGTATCAAAATTGAGGGAGCAAGACCTATTGTGTTTATTATAAACGCTTCTGAAAGGCTAAATAGCGAAATAGCTATGGAGTTCAAAAGTGTTCTTGAAAACCAGATGATTGATTTTTTAATACCATTGCAAGAAGCACAAGAGTCTTTGATTGAAAAGATACCAGAGTATAATAATGCTACAAGTGCAGATACTCAGATATTTTATGAAAACCCATATTTACAAACACAAGAGTTGGTAACGGAATGTATTGAATTGACTTATACGAAAAAAGAACAGACGGGTGCTATTGTTATCTCAGAGCAAGGCAATAATCGTAAAGACCGTTATACGAGTGTAAGTTATGGAAATCATTTTGCCTGCTTGCTTGAAAAGGACTTGTTGTCTGATAACGATGAATACGATTATTGTTGTTTATTCAACTAATGTAAACACAAATGAAAGTGAGGTGAAGCTATGCCTGAGAATATTGCAGAGAATACTGAGAATGTTATTGAAAACAATCAAGATAAAACAGAAAGTGTTTCAGAAACTAACTCCATGTCAAATATACAAGAGCGTTCCTATGAGTCAAATGCTTTTTATGAAATGACATCTTTTTTGGAAGATTGTATTGAAGATTTACCTATTAATATTGAGGATATTAAGAAATTCGCTCATAATCCGCAAATACATATAAAAAATATTCGCAAAATTTGTCGGTGGGCGTACTATGAAAATGGTTCTGTTATGACTTCTATCAACTATCTTAAAACCATGTTCACCTTGGATAAGGTGGTTTATTCAAAGTCAAAGACTAAACGCAAGAAGAAATTTGAAAATGCAAGACAGTTAATGCAACAAACTCTTGACACAATAAGATATAAGGAAGTTATTCGAGATAATTTGTTTAACGATATGATTGAGGGAATGGACTTTAAATACTTTGAAATTACAAAGTCCGTATTCGCTGACAAGTATCTTGATGATATTGATACTTTAAACATTGTAGAGATCAATGAACTGGGAGTTAAATGTGCCGTTATTAATCTGCCTGTTGACTATTGCCGTATAGTTGGCAGAAAGAATGGTTCACCTATTGTTGCTTTTGATTTAAGATATTTTGACGGTATGGTAGAAGATGACAAAAGAAGAAAACTACAGGCTTTTCCAAGAGAAATTCGAGAAGCGTATAGTAAATATTCAACTCACAATAATATTAAGCCATGGAAAGTTTTAAATAATGATAATACAATGGTGACAAAAATTAACTGTAAGGCTATTAATCCTTATGGTGTTCCACTAATGATTTGTGCGTTGGACGATGTATTGTACGCAGATTATTTCACTTCTACAAAGCGGAATGTATTAGATCAGTTGAACAATCAAATTATTTATCAAACATTTCCTGAAGCAAAAGACGGACGTTGCACTTTGACAGAAAGTCAGCAGAGAAACCAACATAAGGTAGTTAAAGATGCTATTACTACAAGACAAAATAAATATGGCAAGTCATTTTTCTCGCTTGCCGCAGGTACAAAATTAAATGATATAAAAGTTGACACTTCTATTTTTGATGAAAAGAACGAAAATGCCAATAAATCAAAAGTGCCTGCCGATTTGGGTATTGCTAGTAGTGTCCTTGACGGTAATAGTACAGGAAACTATGCTGTTGCAACACTTAATTTGGAGTTGGTTGCAGGAAACGTATATGATTGGATAAATATGTTTATTATGGAATTGAATAAATGTATTAACGCCAATATTATTAAGGATAAAAAGCTTTATATGGAGTGTGCTATTTTACCTGTTACTTTTGTAAATAGAGATAAACAGGTTAAATATATGACCGACCTTTATGCTAGAGGTAAGGGGTCTTTGACAGCTTGGATTGCAAGCACTGGTTGGGATAGCGATGTATACTTGTCACTTATGGATTACGAACTGGATAATGATTGGGAAAATAAATATCCAACGCATAAGACGAGTTATACCATGAGTAGCAAAGATAGCGACCCAAGTGATGCAGACCACTCAAACGGTGGTAGAACTAAGGTAGCTGAAAAGACAAACGAAAATAGCATAATGAGCGAAAATCTAAATGGAAACGCTCAACCAAAACCTTCAACAACAAACTAAAACCTAAGTTGCGTTTAGTGACTAGGTTTATTTTATGTCAGAAAAGAGGTGAAAGTTAGTGTTTCATTGTGAAATAAGCGAAGCAAAGAGGTCGGACGGTCGCAGACGTGTAAAGTTGGTACTACACGAAATTCATCAAGACCGTAATCACTATAACAAAAATGGTATTAGTTACAATGAGCAATATGTTAGAGATAACGCAGATAGTATTATTGGTATGCCTATTTGTGCAACATTTTTGGATAGTGAAAAAGATATTCCATACGACCATGGAATGACAGGTCAAGACGGCAATATGCCATTATTTGAAAATTCTGTTCAAGTAGGTTCTGCTGATGGTTGGTCTATTGAAGATATTCAGATTAATGGTGAAAAACATAAAGTTCTTATTGCCGAGGGTTATATTAATCAGCAACGTTATCCACATTTTGTTGAATGGCTTGAAAACAAAATTAATGATGGTGATACAATATATGGTTCTGTTGAATTTGTTGGTAAGGGCAAAAATAAAATAGTGTATGACGGAGAGCCTGTCGAAAAAGGTAGAGTACCAAAAGTTTATGACTATAGTGGATATTGCATTTTAACTGTCGAGCCTAGTGACGATAGTGCAATACTGATAGAACTAAATCAAAAGATAAAGGAGGACGAGAAAGTGGACGAAAAGACACTTAATCAGATTATTTCTGCTGTTGAGAATAAGATTACTGAACTCAATACTAAAAATGCAGATTACGAGACTAAGATTGCTGAAATGAATGAGATTATTTCTACAAAAGATGCAGAGATAGCAACTCTTACAGGTGAAAAGACAACAGCCGAAACCAATGCTTGTCAGAAAGACGAGAAGATTAATGAACTTAACGGACTCGTTGAAACAATGAAAGCAGAATTGAATGAACTTAAAAAGTCTGCAAAGATTGCAGAACTCAATTCAGCTCTTGGAGATTTTTCAGACGATGAAAAGAACATGGCTAAGGATAAGCTTGACAAGTTTAACGCAGATCCTATGGGTTGTGGTATCGAGGTAAACGATATTGTTACAGAAATCAACGCTTGCATTGGTGCTGAGACAAAGAAGAAGGAAAAGGCAATGGCTGTTGAGATTAATTCTCAGAACAATTTTGCCGCTGACATATTTGGTTGCGTAGATACTGACAACGATGATGATAAGAACGATAAACTCGATATTGATAATCTGTTTGTATAAAAAATACGATTGGAGGAATTTTAAATGATTAAATTTGCAAATATTGGTGATTTCAAGGTAGTACAGAATTTTGGCTATCTCAAGACACCTGTTGTTCTTGAGAACGGCATGGCTGTTACATATGATCTTAAAACAAAGGCTGTTGCTCTACCAACCGCAACAACAGCAAAGCAGGCTGGTCTTGCAGTTGTAATGAACAGAATTGATAAGCCTGAGACACTCACACCAAATGATTATAGAATTGAGGTTGGTGAGTTTCCACGCATTTTTACTCTTGCTTCTCTTGCAGGACATCTTTTTGATATGGACGATGCAGTTGTAACAACAGCTTACAATACACTCGCAGTAGGTGACAAGCTTGTAGTTGGTACTGATGGTAAGTGGGCTAAGAGTGCTGATGTTTCTGATTATGCAGAGTATCTTGAAATTGTGGAAAAGACAAGTTTTGGCGGTAACGGACTTAGAGTCGTTGTACACGCTTAATTAATGAATGTAAAATAAAGGACGGTGTTTTAATAATGATTAATACTTCTTTTGAACTTAATAATCTGAATAAGTCTGAGGTTGCTGTCAAGAACGCAAAGGCTTTCAACGAAGTAGTTGAGATTTGTTCTGCTCTTTTTGCAGGCAAAGATACATCAAAGTACGGTCAGAAGGTAGACGCAGTACGTTCAAGAATTTCAAAGCTTGGTGAACAGGCACTTGCAGGCGATAGCAGAGCAGTTGCAGAGATTAATACCATTGTAAAGTATATTATACAGCCAAGACTTCTTGAGGCAACAAAGGTATTTAATTTCCTTGGTAACTATCGTGAGATTGGCTATGATGAGCAGCCAAGAATTAAGACTTATTCTTATGAGGGTCTTGATGCTAGACTTCAGGCTTCTGGTTCTGATGTAGGTTTTGCAGGTAGAAAGTGGGTAGAGTACCCAATTGTAACTCAGACAATATCTTCTGGTATGGCTATTGATTATCGTGAGCTTGCTTCCGGTAATTTTGCTGGTACTGTAGCAGAGGAAATGGCACAGGTACAGACCGACATGAACAACAAGGGTGTTGCTTATGTATTTGATGTTATTAAGTCTGCACTGAAGAATAATACTGAATATGTAAAGTTCTATGGCGAGTATGACTCTGCTCCAACTCAGGCACAGGTTGACGGTATGATAAATAAGGTTAGAAAGCTTGGCAAGGTTGGTATTGCAGGTGATTTCTCACTTATTTCTGGTATCTGCGATTGGAACGGCTATAAGACAGTTGGCTCTACACCAATCCCATTCTTCAATGCTACACAGGTAGATGAGATTGCTAGAACAGGTCTGAATGGTTTCTATAAGGGTTCAGCTCTTATTGAACTTGAGAACCCATATAACTTCACAAAGCCACTTGCTGACAAGTCAGGTTTTGACACATACTACAATCCTAATGATTTGTGGTTTATTGCACAGGGAGCAAATTCTCCAGTAAATATCTTCAGACGTGGTGGTATTACAACTATGACAGGCAATGATGTTGAGACAGGTACAGTAAAGACACGTTTCGATATGGAGCTTGGTGCTGACGTTGTAAAGGGCAGAGAATTTGAAATTGGTCTGCTTACAAAGCAGGGTTAATTACATAATAATTATTGATGTGGCGAGGGTATAAACTCTTGCCACATTATTATTATATTTGAAAGGAAGATTGAAAATTTGGCAAATGTAAGAAAAAATACAACTACTGCCACAATGAATAACGATATTACAGAAGTAAAGTCTAAAAGGGAAATTCAGCTTACCGATAGAGTATTTTTGGAAAACACTCGTAATTGGGAATTGGGTTTTAGGGCTGTGGAAACACAAAGAGATATTACTATTCCACCAAATGCAAAGAAATTTGCGCAGCTTAATGTTGGAGAGGTTATGGCTCAGATACAGGAAGGTAACGGAATGTTCTGTGGTACTGACGGCTTTGGCAATAACGCTTATCTGAAAATTCTTGATGAGGATATAAGAAGATACGTTTTTTCACTTGACGAGAGTGATAATAATGAACCTGTTATTCTTGATATTAACAGTGTAAAGGCACTTCTTGGCATTAGCAATAAAGCCGATTTTATGGCTGAACTCTCAAGACTTGTAGTTACTGAAGGCGATAAAAAAATGATTATTCCACTTGCCAAAGAAGTTGGAATTGACAACGTGGCAGTTTACAAGCGTAACGAAATAGAAAATATTTCAGGCTATAAGTTTTAAGAAAGGGTGTGGTTAAAATGGCTACTACCTATGAAGATGTGGTCGCTGTTTTTGAGTCCACATTTCTTGAAAGGGTTGCGTTAAGTGACGACCTTGTTTTTCAGTGGTTTAAAATGGCTTGTGGCGAGTTTTCAACTCAAATTAGTCAGCTTTACTTTAATAATGAGAAAAAAATATTTACTGATATTGACGGAAATGATATTGTTTTAAATCAGATTGTTGTTAATATATTGGGCTATACAATAAAGAGATTTTATTGTGAAAGACAATATAGCAAAATTGTCAAACGTAGCAACATAGTTTCCAAGGATTTATCAATAAACAACTCAGAGGGTGACAAAAGACAAGCTAAAGTTGAGATTGATTGGGTGAACTTTAAAATAGTTGACCTTTATGAGCAACTTAAAGATACTGCGTATAATTGAGGTGGTTGAATGAGTAAAGAATGGTATTTAATTCGGCAACCGTATTATACGGAAGGTTCTGAAAAACCAGATTTGTTGTTTGATAGTAAAATGTCATTCAATGACGTTTTAGAGGATAGCGTTATTGAAGATGATATTATTCTGTGCAGTGGAGTGTTTAATGGCGAGAATTTTGAAAATGAATTTGCTACAAAGGGCATAATTCAAAATGAAATACCTGACACGCCAACACAAGCTTGGCAAAGACAGATTTTGACTTATATTAGTACAATATCGGACTATAAGTACATTAAATATGACAATAAGATTTGGCTAATATTGACCGAGCCTACAAATAACAAACTGTATGAAAAATCTATTTTGTATTTGTGTAATTACGTTATTAAGTGGCAAGACGAAAACGGCATAGTTCATTATAAGCCGTGTAATATTCAAAATGCTTCACAGTACAACTCAGGCACAAATGAGACAAAAGTAATTACCATTGGTTACGATCAGTTGATGATGTACATTTCGCTTGACGAAGAAACGAAATATTTTCCTCATGATAAGCGTTTTTTCATTGATTATAATGACAAAGAGCCTACACCTTATAGAATTACTAGACCTGATACTGTCAGCTTCTCTTTTGGAAATAGCAGATGTATGCACATTATCTTGTCAGAGGGTCAATATAATCCGCAGACAGATAGAATTGACCTTATGCTATGTGATTACTTTAAGCCCAATAATGCAACCAAACCTGTTGAAATATCTTACAGTGGCAATGCAGAAATTCGTTGTGGTGGTACAGTAAAAACATTTACTGCAAAAACAGATAAGAGTGTCACTTGGTCTTTGAAATTACTTGATAAGCAACAAGATTTTATTACCATGATAGTAAATGAAAATAAGGTAAAGATAAAGTGTTTAAGCAACAATGCTTTAATCGGTAGCTCTTTTAAATTGGTTTGTACAGTTGATGATGTTTTGTCTGAATTGTTAATTAATATAGTGGGAGGTGTGTAAAATGCCAATAAATTCTGTTATATCGGAGTGGAAAAATAAAGCTATTTCTATGATATTATCACAAGATAATATATTAGATTTATTTGAAAAGGACGATGAAGAACTAGAAAATATTGTGTATTCTAATATATACCCTTTTTTATATATACCTTACACTCAAACTAATGTAGAATTGTATCTTAACATTGAAGTTTCAGTTCCGAAAGTAATATGGGGAGCATTTAAGGGTTATCCCCAAATGATAATCCAAATAATTTGTCACCAAGATAAAATGAGACTTAACAAAGCTGGTATTTCCAAAACTAGAATGGATTATGTGTCTGAATTGTTAGGTCAGTTATTTAACAACTCAGATGGTTGGAGTGGCAATAGAATACAACTTATTTCGGACGTACCAGATAATTTGTCACCTGTTTATAAAAGGCGTACCTTAATATTTCAAGGTGAAGAACTTACGATAAATCCATGTGAGGGTAATTAGTTATGGACGAACTTTCGATTTATCGTAATAAAAAAGAAACATTTATGTTAGGCAAGTTTGAAATTCACAACCCAACTTTGGACGAGATTTCAGACGAGTCAAAACTAGGTGAAAAACAGTTTTGGGTCATTGTGTCTGACATAATTTCAACTCCATATGATAGAAGGCTATATCTTTGGAGCAAGGGTATTGATTTTAACTCAGTAGATAGTTTTGACTTGTTTTGTGATATTGTCGAAAATCATTTGCTAACTGATGTTTCATTTATAATCCGTAATATTGATTTTGGTAAGATGAAACGCTATATTGACACGAATAGCGGTGATATTATTTTATTTGATGTTTACAATAATATTCAAATAGGTAAAGCAGATTATGAACTGCTTACTGAATATTTCAGGAAAATGCTTAATATCGCTGATAACAATATTAAAGACGGAAATGAACACACCCGAAAATGGAGATTGCAATATGAATTAGACAAGCTTGAAAGACAATTAGCTAGGGGTGAGTATCAAGAAAAAGAATTTCGTTCTATTTTGTTGCCATATATTTCAACATTAACAAATATTGAAGGGTTTAAATACAACTGGGACACGGTTTGGTCGTTACCTATTAATGTTTTTTATGATTGTCTTTTAAGAAATCAAATCATAAATCAAGCACAGAAACTTACCACAGGTTTGTATAGCGGTACTTTTTATTATAAGGACATTAAGAATAAAGAAGAATTAAATTGTTTCCGTACATGGTAACGGAAACAATAGAAAATAAAGGAGGAAATAATATGTTTAATCCAGACAAATTGCTTTTTAAACAAGCTATTTCAGGTCAGATGTTTTCGCCTACTGACGGAGTGCTGTTTTGGACTCTTGAAGATTTGAAAGACGTAAACATTCAGACCAATGCTACTTCACAGGATAAGACAGATGCAACAGGTGCGGTAATTGCAAAATACTATGATGCTGATACAGTTCAGATTACAGGTAATACATCGTTCCTTACGCTGTCACTTCTTGCTGCTCAGTGGGGTACAGAAAAGAACGTTGCAAGTTCTACTAACAAAATTCTCATTCCTAAAAGAGAGAAGATTAAGGTGGGTAGCGACATAACAAAGATTACTCTGAGTAAAGTTCCTGTGGGTGGAATATCATTCATTTATCTGCTCAATGAAAGGAAGGAACAGGTTGCTTCTTACAAATATGCAGCGGTAAATTCAGAAAAGGAATTTTCACTTGATGCGGCTAAGAAAGAAATTACACTTCCGACAGATACTGCTATCAAGGAAGGAATGACTATTCAGGTATATTATACATATGAGTCTGAAAATGCAGTTGACATTACAAAGAGTACGAATGATATGCCAAAATCAGGTGAATTTTGGCTTGAATCAATCTTTACAGATATTTGTGATAAAAATATTGAATATCATGGTTGGGTTGTCGTGGCATCTTCACAGCTTTCTCCTGAGACTCAGATACCGCTTGACAAAACAGGCGACTTCCCATTTACTATTGACTCTCTGAAGGACTATTGTAGTGACGAGGGTCAGCTTCTGAGATTTGTTATTCCAGAGGATTAATTTATGGAAAACAACCATGAATGTATTATTTGTGGTAATGGATATTATGCGTGTAATAAATGTGATAAAATAAATAGTTGGAGGAGATATGTGGACACACCATCTTGTTATCAATTATATTTAATCATAGAAGAATATATGCACGAAGTCATTTCCAAGGTTGAAGCAAGAAAACTTCTTGCCAATATTGGTATTACTTCCGAAACATTAAAAAAGAAAGATTATAAAGAGTCGGTCTATAATGTTTTGGCTGATATTACAAACCTTAAAAATAGTACAATAAATAAAAAAACTAAATAAAATAGAAAGGGCGGTTATTATGATAAGTATTGACCGCCCTTATTTTTTTTATAAAGAGGTAGAAATGACAGATAGAAGTAAGTTTAATGTAGATAAAGACAAATCAAAACGTAGTTATAATGGTATTATTTTTGACTCAGTGTTAGAAATGAAATATTATCGTGACGTACTTTGTCCTTTAGTGGAAAGCGGTGAAGTGATTTCGTATGAGTTACAGAAACCATATGAACTGCAACCGAAGTTCGTTCACGATGGCAAAACTGTGTTGCCAATTAAATATGTCGCTGATTTCGTGGTTACTTATAAAAATGGTGTCACTGAAGTTATAGATACAAAAGGTATGCCAGACTCAGTGGCAATACTTAAACGTAAATTGTTTTGGTATTGCTATCCAGACATTACATATAAGTGGATTACTTATGCTAAAAAGTTTGGTGGGTGGATTGATTATGATGAGTGTAAGAAACTGAGAAACGCAGAAAAGAAACGCAAGAAAACGGAGGAAAATTGAATGAAAAATAAGCTTAGTTTTGCGGAAATGCAGGCATTTATAAATAATGTAGTCAAGGGTACAGTTGAGTACGGAGCAGGATATGAAGAAATTTTGCGTAAATATTACGTTGTCACTCTTTACGGAGAACATAAATTTTCATCAGATGATATTGCAGAGATTTATGATAGTGGAGAGCTGGATAGGGAATGTAATAATATTGATTGGGAGTCGATTGATGACGCACAGTATAGCATGATTAATGCAGCTATTGACAGCGGTATTGACATGAATGTTAGATACAAGGCGGCTGAAAAGGTTATGAGCATGGCAAACATAGCTATAACGGAGCTTGCAAGCAAGGCAAAAGAAATGATAGAACAGATTAGTGTTACTACGAAAGATATTGACACTGAAAGCTTAAATGAAGTGTTAAAAACACTTAAAGATAGTAATGACATGGCAAATAAAATTGTAATTTCAAACAATAAGGACGGTGACTAATATGTTCTTTGCAGAACAGGAAATAACACTTGGAATAGTTCCTAATGCTAGGAATATTCATAGGTTTGTGTATTTTACACAGGTACGCCCCTCTGTGGTTAATCTGACAACAGATAGAACGGTCAATGGTAAATCAATTATAGGTCTTTGTAGCCTTGGTTTAAGAAATGGTGACAAAGTTACGATAGAAACACATAGTAAAGTTTCTCAGAAGCAAGCTGACGAGGATTTAAAGCTTGTTGTAAATTGGTTGCGTGGTGAGGAATAAATGGTTGTAAAAAACCTTAAAGAACTAGAGCGAGAACTAAGAACAAGAATTGATTACGCTCTGCTTACAGATGTTACCGAGGTTGTTACCACTGTTATGCTAGATCATATTGAAAGAGATGTTTACGATAGTTATGTACCACATGAATATGTAAGACGATATGATAATGGTGGCTTAATGGATATTAACAATATTAATTCTTCTATTGAAGGTGACACTTTAGTTGTAGAGAATAATACAATGGCTAATCCATATATTTTTGTTCAGAGCAAAATGGTTAAGTCAGATAATGCAGACCAAGAATTAGCACCTATCATTGAAACTGGTTGGGGGTACGATTTTGGAAACTGGACGTATCATGGTGTTGCTAGACCATTTGTATATAATACAAAAGAGGATTTAAGTGATAACAAATATCACATTATAGCTTTAAGGCAAGGACTTAAAAGACAAGGAATAGAGGTGAAGTGAAATGGCAGATGGTTTAAAAATACGAGTTCCTGTGGAACTTGACACAAGTAAAGTTAAGGACGATATACCTAAATTAAATAATATACTTGCAAATGACAATAAGGCTCATGCTAAAATCATTGGTGAGTTGGATTTGAATAAAACACAAAAGAAAATTCAATCTCAACTTGCTACAATCAGCAAAAATCTAAAAATAGATATTGGTGGTTTAAATGTAACTTCTATTCAGAGTGGTATAAAGGTTGCTGAAAAACAGGTAGTTAGCTCTGTTAAAAATATAAAGCATGAGATACAGAATATTGACACAACTCTTGCAGAAACTTTCAAGGCAGGTTTTAATAAAGACGGACAGATAGATATTGTTAAAACTATTGAAAATGCAAGAAAAGTTTTGAGTCAGTTTGGTAATCCGACATTTTCATGGACTAAAGATAGTTCGGGTGAAGTTACTCAAATTACGGCAGAAGTTACAAGCTTGACAGGTCAAGTTGAAAAACTGAAATATGCTCTGAACGAAACAAATGGGTCATTTGACTATCTATCGGGTAGCAGTTCTGAAAAGGGTATATTAAAGCTGATTGCGGATATTGATAAGGCTAAGTCAAAATACACAACACTTCTTTCCGAGTTTAAGTCATCAAATTCGGGCATTGAAACAGGACTCACTAAGGAAATCACAGATGTTAATAATGCTATTAATAACCTTGGTAAAGGTGGCTCTGTTGCGGAAGTTGATAGTTTATTTAATACTCTCAAGACTACTGCGAACGAGATTAAGCAAAATCTTGATACCACTTCAAGTTCGTTTAATAAAGTAACAAATGCTGAAAACACTTTGGCAAAAATGCCTGCCACAATACAAGAAATTTCAAATAACTTTTCTAAGCTGAAAAATCAGCCACAAGAAATTGTGGATTTAATTCAAGGTTTAAACACTCAATTAATCAAGGTAAAAGATACCGAGGAGAATTTTGGACGCAATAAACAATGGTCTGAAGAATATCGTGAGTTAGTTGTTTCGGTTAAAAAAGCAGAAACAGAAATAAAGAGCTTACAGTTACTTGAAAAATCTGATAATTCTGAGGCACAGCAGCAAGCTCATTATTATAATAAGATGTTTGGTGAAATCAAACAGATTAATAAGCTTAAAAAGCAACAGGTCAATGCTGGCGAGCAAGAAATTGTTGAGCTAAAAAGACAGATTAAAAATCTTGAGAGTAGAGTTTCTTATGACGAGAAGCAGCTTAAAAAGAAGAAACTGATTACAGAAGAACTTGAAAGACAAAAAAATGAATTAATAAACATTGGTAGGGAAGAACTTAGATTAGCCAATTCTCGTTCTGCTGATAAATCGTCAGCTACATCTACTAAAACAGAAAATAATGTAGCTAGACTTACGCAAAATCTCACTACCTTAGAAGCAAAGTGGAAAGAGTCGCCTATCTTTAATGGAGAGTTCCAAGAAAAGTTTAATGAGTTAAAAACAAGTTTGTCTAATGTAGGTGGCGATCCTAAAGCATTAGACGAATATCGTATTAAACTCAATGAACTAACAAATGAGTTAAAGAGGGCAGATGTAGCTTATAAAGCTAGTTTTTCTAGCAATAAATCACAACAGAATATAGAAGCTACAAGGCAGAACATTAAAAAGTTAATATACACAATTCAGACATGGCAACAGGCTAATACTAAAGCCATGGGCAAGAATACTTTTAATGGCGGTACATATCAGGTTGAAACTGATAATATGATAGCCTCACTCAAAAAGTTGCTTAATGCTAGCGATCTAACTGCGAGCGATTTGAAAGTCAATGTTGATAAAATCAATCGTAGTTTTAGGACAATGAGTTCTGAAGCACAGGCAGCAGGTGTGAATGGGTTAAGCTTTTTCGATAAGATTAAAGAGGACGCTTTAAAATTCACAAGCTGGATGAGTTTAACTACTGTGATTTCAGGTATATCAAGAGAAGCTGTTAAGTTCTATAATAATGTTGTAGATATTGATACAGCTATGACAGAATTGCGTAAGGTTACTGATAACACAAATCAGCAATATGCCGAGTTCTTTGATAATATAGGTCAAAAGGCTAAAGATTTAAAGATTGATTTGTCTGATCTTATTTCTCAAACCGCAGAATGGGGCAAACGTGGTTATAGTTTAGATGAAGCTGAAACACTTGCCACAAACTCAGGCATTTATTCAGTTGTTGGTGAAGTAGATAATGCAACAGCAGTACAAGACCTAACAACAGTTATGAAAAGCTATAACATGACAGTTGATGAGTCTATCAATATTGTCGATAAGTTTAACGCAATATCAAACAAGTATGCTGTTTCAGCAAGTGATATTGGTGATATGCTATCAAGGTCAGTATCTTCACTGAGCGTAGCAGGAAATACACTAGACCAAGCAATAGCAATGGGTACAGCCATTACAGAAATAACTGGAGACGCAGCCGAAGCAGGAAACAGTTTGAAAGTCCTGTCAATGCGACTTCGTGGAGCGAAAACAGAACTAGAAGATGCAGGCGAGTCAACAGAGGGCATGGCAGTATCAACCTCAAAACTGAGGGAAGATATTAAAGCTCTTACTAACGTAAATGGCACAGGTGGCTTTGACATAATGAAGGACTCTCAGAACTTTAAGAGTACCTATGAAATTATGAAAGGTATCGCCAATGTTTGGAACGACCTTACTGATACATCAAAAGCCGCTGTCATAGAGAAAATTGCAGGTAGAGTTTACCTGAATGTACAGAAATGTGCATAAAGAATATATTTAATTGCAGGTAATGAGTAAAGCCTTACACCACAATAATGAAGAAATTACATTATGACGGTGCGAAAGCAGAAATAACGTAAGGATTGTATAAGGTCAAAAGCCTAAGTACAGTAACAATCTCTGTTCATGCAGCTAAGTACCCTAACGTTATCCTAGACCATAGGACAGTTTAAGTCGAGGGTAAAAGTTCAACGACTATTCCCCATATGGGGTTGCAACAATAAAATAAAGGTGGAAATCCTGAATAGTTGCAACAAAAGAAGTACGGCTCAATCGCAAATGGAGTGGGAGAATAACCCTTAAATGGAAAAGGTATAATTGCTGTCATAAATGACGTGATTAAGAAATAGTCTAAGCTCTATGTGAAAGCATAGGATATGTTATATAACATATAAGTAAATTTGCGACTTACTTTAATATAATTGAAGCAAAGAGGCAATACAATTACTGCATTGCTTACGAATATGAGTCAAGCGGATAAAATTGTTAATGACTCAATAGGCTCTGCTGGGTCTGCTATGTCAGAGTATGAAAAATACCTTGACTCTATTCAAGGAAGAGTGCAAGGTTTTCAGACAAGTATCGAAAATTTGTCAGCTACTCTGATTAATGGTGATTTGGTTAAATTCGGTATCACCAGTGGAACACAAATTATTGATGTTCTTGATAATCTAATTAGTAAATTCGGTGTTTTAGAAACACTTATTCCTGCTGTTATGGCAGGATTATCATTCAAAAACGTAGGTAAACAATTATTAAAGATGCCAACTTATGCACAGCCACAAACTATATGTGCATAGGTCACACACGTTTTAAAATAAGGTTGCCAAATTGCTGGGCAGACAAACTGTTTGTATAAATTTATAAATATTTAGACAAATTTATATAAATAGTACGAATACCCTTTGTATCAAGTAATTGGTGCAAACTCCACGTTAAATGCTTTTAACTCCTAAAGTCTTACAACCCAAACAGTAATTTGAAAAGATAAGCTGAGAGGTACGAAAGTAGAAAAAATAGTAAGAATAGTCTATGCTGAAATAAAAGCTAATCAGTGCTAATGAGAGGATAAACGTGACACATTAGAAACGTTAGTGCTAAGGACTAATACAATGGACGTTTAGCAGGGAAATTCCTAAGTTATATATAATAATATGGAAAACCCCCAACGACTATCTCCTAGAGGGAGAGTAAAACCACAAGCTTATGGTGGAAGAAAAATGTGGCTCTATAATGCAATATTATAGATGAAGATATAGTCTACGCTCATGTGAAAGCATGAGAGGTCTGTCGGTAACGACAAGACTGTATTGGAAGTTGCGTTCCAATATGAATAAGATAAATATGTACAAATCAAATAAATTTATAAAAATCTATTGACATTTATATCATTTAGTGTTATAATCATTATAGAGGTGATATAAATGGAATTATTAAGCATAGGTAAATTTGCTAAATTAGTGGGAATAACACCCGCAACATTAAGACGTATGCAAGAAACAGGGGAATTAATACCAGAACATATATCAAAAGGTGGAACAAGATATTATTCTACCGAGCAATTAAAAATGTTTAAGAATGATACCGTCAAACAAGTTGTGATAGGATATTGTCGAGTGTCTACATTTTCTCAAAAAGATGATTTAAACACACAAATTAATAATGTTAAATCATATATGATTGCTAAAGGTTATCAGTTTGAGATAATAACAGATATAGGTTCAGGAATTAATTACAAGAAAAAAGGTTTACAAACATTATTAAAAAGAATTAATAACCGTGATGTATCAAAAATAGTAATCTTATATAAAGACAGATTAGTGGGGTTTGGCTATGAGATGATCGAATATATATGCCAACTGAATAATGTTGAAATAGAGATTATTGATAATACAGAATATACTAAAGAGCAAGAACTCACAGATGATTTAATACAAATAATTACAGCATTTGCTAATCGTTTGTACGGTCAAGGTTCAAAAAAGACAAAACGGTTAATTGAAGAGGTAAAAAATAATGTTGACAACAAAGAAGGTACGTCTTAAACTAACTCCAGAACAAGAGATACAATTTAGAAAAAGTTGTGGAGTCGCAAGATGGGCTTATAACTATCTTTTATCTGAAAAACAACGAGTGTATGATGAATATATTTCTAATGGTAAAACTGGTAAAAAGACAATTAGCGAAGGAGAAGTGCGTAAATATATAAATAATGTTTTAAAACCTACTACACATCAATGGTTGAAAGAAGTTGGTAGTAATGTTATGAAACAAGCAGTTAAAGATGCTGATAATGCATATAAAAACTTCTTTAATGGATTGTCTAAAAGACCTAAATTTAAGTCAAAGAAAAGTAGTAAGCAATCTTTTTATGTAAATTATGAAAGTCTTACAAGAATAAATGGTGGTTTTAAAGGTGAGAAGTTAGGTTTTGTTAAAACTTCTGAACCATTGCCAAAACTTGCTGACGGAGAAAAATATGCCAATCCTCGAATTACATTTGACGGAAAATATTGGTATCTATCAGTGGTATATAATATTGAGCCAAAATCAGTTCAATTAACTAATGAAAGTTTAGGTATTGATTTAGGTGTAAAAAACTTGGCAATATGTTCAAATGGTGTAACTTATAAAAACATTAATAAATCGAAACGAGTAAAAGCATTAAAACGCACACTTAAAAGAGAACAGCGAAAACTTTCAAGAAAGATTGAATGTAATATTATAGGTTACGCAAATAACAGAAAACCTATATTTAGAACACCCTTACAAGGCTGTAAAAATATTCAGAAACAAATTCATTATATCAAACTCATAAACAGAAAGATAAACAGTATAAGAAATAATCATCTTCATCAAGCAACTGCTGAAATAGTGAAAACCAAGCCATTTCAGATAGTTATGGAAACATTAAATATTACAGGAATGATGAAGAATAAACATCTTGCAAAAGCAATAGCAGAAGAAAAGCTTTTTGAGTTTAAACGACAGATAAAATACAAGGCTGAAATGTATGGAATAAAAGTTGTAGAAGTTCCAACATTCTATCCAAGTTCAAAAACTTGTTCTGTATGTGGCTGTATAAATACAAATCTTAAATTATCTGATAGAGTGTATCATTGTGATAGCTGTGGTATTACTCTTGATAGAGATTTAAACGCAGCAATTAATTTAGCAAATTATAAAGTTATATAATTCACTATAAAGAATTTTATAACTATGTACCTATCGTTACTGGGGAATTTAAGTCTACAGAGTGTTATAACAAATGAGAGTAGCTTAGGCAAAATCAGACACGATGAAGTAGAAAGTCTAATTCGTGAGAATAGACATGGTGTAGATATTTATAAATTATAATAGATTTGTACATATTTATCGTAACGGAACGGCTAAAGCTTTGCGACTACTTGTAACAATGGTATTACAAGAGTGAGGAAACTCGGAAACAATAGCAAAGATGACATATGCTGAGATAAAAGCCTATTATACTATTATAATAGGTGCTAAGTGTTATTAAAAATGTCAGGTCAGCAGCCAACCCCTATCGGGAGATACGGACTAGGTTCAGAGAGTAGACGGTAACTATCTTGTGGCAAGATAAAGGTGTACTCCAACTATAGGTAACACCTATAGCGTTTCCAAAATGAATTATCCCTCATTTATTTAGTTTTGCCCTTTAACAGTAAGGGTGGGATAAAACTGTTATTAATCATTTTGCATAGTGATTTATTTTACACTATTCATTTGCGTATGTCAACACTAAATTTGTTCGTTAATAAAAATTTTACATTTATATTCACACAATGTTTGTTAATGCAACCAATATATGGCTTGACATTAGTTCCCAAAATGGGTATACTGATAATAGAAATATGCGTTAAACGCATAATTTATTATTTACACGCATATTTTAGGTGTTCACTCCTATAATGTAATAGAGGTGATACCGTATGGGAGAAACTAATAACAAAAAGAATGTACGTAAAAAGATGAAGGAGTTGATAGATATGGCAGTTATGAGTAAACCTGTAAATCTTGCCTTCGTTGTTAGAGAAGATAAAGCGGACGAATTTATTAATTCCAAGTCCTCCGCAGCAGTTATTTCAAAAATAAAAAAACAGGCAAGAGAGATGATGAAACATTCGACTTTTAACGGACAGCCATGGGACGAAGATATTAGGAAATCACTTGAAGATTAAACTATAAGTATTTCATTTTAATTAACAACTACACACAAAGGTATAAAATTATTTTAAAATTTAGAGGTGAGGTTTATGGCTAAAACAATAAATGTACAGAATACTAAGATGTCAGTTGAGGAATTTAATCAATTTATTACAGCCAATTTAGATTTTATACTGAGTAATGTACCGCACAATCCGACAATAAACAAAGATGATGAGTGGAATGATAAAATCTACGATAATTATGCAAAAATCGATGACGATAGGAAGTGACATAAATGGCGAAGAAACAATGGGAGTTGTGGTACGCTAATTTTCCCTTTGAAGATAAAAATATCTCAAAGGATAGACCTGTTATTATATTGAGTGTGCAACCTTTGTGTGTACTGTCAATTAAAGTGACAAGTCATGAAGTGAGAGAAGCCGATAAATATGATGTACCTATTACTCATTGGCAAGAGGCAGGATTAAAGCATGAGTCTGTAGCACGAATTTCCAAAACCGTATCGTTGGATAACAGTAAGTTCCGAAGAAAAATTGGTGAACTACATAAAGATGATATTGATATTATTCTTGAAAATTATGTTCAGTTTTTGCTTGAGTCAGATCAGGTTAAAATGGAAAACGGCAAGGGTGACAACGAGTTACTGAACGCAGCAAATGAATAGTCATAAAATAAGACCTTAGTTCTCCACAAACACTTCAAATGTTTGTCGCTACTAGACAAGCGACTAATAAATAGTCTAGTTCAAATGTAGTTTCATATAGTCTCGCCTAAAGCGAGGCTATATGTTTTAATTGGCATAAACTACAAAACATTAAAGGCAAAAAACAAATAGAATACAGCATAAATAAAGCTCCGATATTCTCGGAGCTTTTGTTATACATGAACACACATTGTTTACTTTTGCCCATTTGTACACTTGTGTACACTCATATACTCATACACTCATACTCATTATCTATTCACTCAAATTAACATTTACGTTAATCCAATCCTTGCCATCACGTTCCATAGTGACAGTATAGTACAATCTACCCTTAACGCCAAAACTATTTTCAGCGTCCACATAAGATGATACAGTGTAGCTATCATTATGATGTGTAATAAAGTTTTTATCATACATTGGATAATCTGCCGTGGCAGGGGCTTTTAACTGTTTGTTTACATAGAATTTAGCCGCTGTGTAAGCTTCTTGGCTGTAGTCTTTATTATCATCTAAACAAATTGTAATTATTTTGACAATAAAGATTATTATTCCAAGTGCTGTTAATATAAGAACAAAGACAATTTTAAGTGGGAGATGTCCTTGTTCTTGCTGTGTTGTAATATTGTTTTCTTCCATTGTTTATCCTCCTTTTTATTTCAAAACTATAAAATATGATTGTTAGGTCTTTAAATCAATCATTGATGACAATGGGGAAAGAAATATCAGCATATTAGGAAAGACTATTGCTGATTGGAAAAAGACTATTGCTGATTGGAAAAAGGGCAGTTCCGAAAAAATTACTTTAATTCCTGCAAATGAAGTAGCAAATGTCCGTCAGTTTAACAATCTTTTGGCACAGGGCAAATCGGTCGCTGAAGCCGAGTCAATAGCTTTAAAGGGTTGCTCTGAAACAACTCTCAATGTTGCTAGAAGTGCTAATGGTGCAGCGGTATCAGAAGAAATACTTTCCGCTTCTTTAAAGGGTGTTGCAACTTCTTCTAAGCTTGCTGCCGCTGGCATGAAAGTATTATCAACAATTGGTAATATGGCTTTTGGACTAGGATTGTCTATCTTGCTTGATGGTATTATAACACTTTTTGATAATATTGTCAATGGTGCAGATAATGCAAAAGAAAGTTTAGCTCAGTTCACAAGTAGTTTTTCTGACTCTATTGACAAATTAGATGAAGAAAACAAGTCAGTAAACGAATTAGTAAATCGTTATGTAACTTTGGTTGCAACAACAGATGACTTGTCGACCGTTAAGGACGATTTGAATACTATTCAGGATAACTTAATTGATAAGTACGGTAATGAAGCTAAGAGCCTTGATTTGCTTAATGGCAAAATGTCCGAAAATATTAAGAAAATCAAAGAGTGGAAAAAAGAAAAGGCTGAGAGTGAACTTTATCAAGAGTCGGATATTACTGATCCTGATGATAGTGATAGAAAGCTGAGTGTTAAAGAAGCCTATGATTTAGCACAAAAGAAATTAAAAGAGGGAAGCTCTTTTAACAAGGGTCTTTTTACTACTGATTACGGTGGCAAAGGGCAAGCCTATGTATCAGACGGTCTATTTAGTGGCTATAATTCTAATGCTGACATCAACAAGGTCGGCTCTCGTGGTTATGGTGATTGGTACAGTTACAAGAATGACATTGAACCAATTCTCAAAAAGTATAATAACGTTGGTATAAGCACTAATGCTTATAGTAATTTACTTTTCGCAGGTACAATGCAAGAACGTATTGATACCATGCAAAAGGTTTATGATGAATTATCCGAGAAATGGGCAAACATTTCAAAAGACGATAATCGTAACAAGTGGTTGGCTGATTTGCAAAAAGAAATTGCTACCACAACAGAGGAATATGATAAACTTTCTAATGCCGTTGATAAATACAACGAAATTCAGAAAACACTTGAAAACTATAACACAAGTGAAGAATTTAGCAAAGCATTTGATGAAGCTCAGAAAGCTACTGAAAGTTATAGTCATGCTGTAGAAACCAAAAACATTGATGATGTTGATAGGCTTTATGATTTAACTCAGCAATACAAGGACAAATTAATTGACTTGGCTAATGGTGATGAGGATTTAATTAGCTATGTCAATACTTTCTTTGAGTCTTTACCTGCAAAATTAACAACAGGTACTTTTGATATTTCTGAGTGGACGGACGATATTGACGAAGTTCAGAATAAGGCAAAATCACTAAAAGATACCTTAACAAGTCTGCAAGACGGAAGTATTTCGGATAGTGACTTAGTTGAACTGTTTAAATCATATCCTGACTTGGCTAAATTCTCGGGCAACACGGAAAAGCTGACAGAAGAAGTTAAGAAACTGATAAGACAAAACCCTAAAGAATTAATAAACAGATTAAAAGAACTATCAAACAGTTTGCCGAATGGCAATGATAAGGCTAATGTAGAAGGTCTTATTTCAAGTCTTGAAAAACTTGGAGAGGTAGCTTCTTCTATTTCTGAAGTTAAACTGTCTGTAGATGATATTGAGAAAATTTACGAGGAAACGTTTGATGATCTTATAGATAAAGCCGAGGACGAGAAAGATGTTCTCGAAGAACAAAAGAATATTCTTACAGAACAAAAAACTCAACTTGGCAATATTATTTCTCAATACGAAACTGTTGCAAACACAGTGGAGTCTTATATTGATGAGCAGAAATCAGCTATTGAGGACAGATACAATGCTGAAATTGATGCCATTAAAGCTGTTAATGAAGAAAAACAAGATACCATTGACTTACAGGAGAAGTTAAATAATCTTGAAAATACTAAAAAGAAAAAGGTAAATGTTTATTCTGAAGCTAGTGGTTGGCACTTAGAAACCAATACTGAGGAAGTAAACAAGGCACAGCAGGAATATGAACAGGCTAGTGCTGATAAACGTGTATCTGACCTTGAAAAACAGCGTGACAAGGAAACTTCACTGTGGGATAAGTATAAACAACAGTGGCAAGACCTTATCAGTAGTTCTACTAATACAGAAAATGAACAGCTTGCCAAAGATATTTTAGGCGTTAATTGGACGGACAAAATAGCACAGCAAGACACGAATATTCTTAATGACTTTGCGAGCAAATATCAATCTTATCGTTCTCAGCTATCAGATCAGGTTGAAAAGGAAATTGAGAGCGTTGATAAAGAGATAACGGCTAAAAGCAAAGAAATTGAGGCATACAAGAAAGAAAAAGAAGCTTTATCAAACTATGTTACAGATATTACGAATAAGAACAAAGACTACATAAAACAGTTGACAAACGTTTCTGAAAAAGAAATGCAGACTATGGAAGGTAGGACTAAGTTCTTAGAGGATTGTAAAAAACGTGCTAGGGAAGCTCTTGACTATTCTGATATTTCTGTTGAGGGTGCTAAATCGAATGGTTTGTATCTTGTTCAATATGACGGTGAAACTGTTGGAACAGGGCTTGATGAAGCACAAGCAGAACAGTTAAAATCTGAACTGTACGGCAAAATGGTTTCATCAGAACTATTGGCTAATCCTATGCTTGGTAAGAACAAGGGTGCATTAACAGCTATTCTTAATGCTTTAAAGAGTAAGTTCAACATTATTAAGCCATATCGTTCAGGTGGTATTGATGATTATACAGGGCTTGCACAACTTCACGGAAAGCCAAATGCAGTTGAAACTATCTTCAATTCAGAGCAAGGCAGAAAGCTATACAACCTTGTGGCTAATACAGATAATCTTGTCAATTATATTGGAGATAAGATTTACAATGGTATAACAGATTTGGTAAGGACAAAAATGTCCTCGCCAAACAATATTCAAAATAGAAGTGACACAAACAATAAGACTATTGTATTCCAGATTGATACTGTCAATACAACAGACGGCACAACATTCTTAGAGCAGATGAACGCTTATCTGCAACAGGCTGATTTGGATAGAATAGTCGGTAAAAATTATTAAATAAACACAAAAGTAATAAAGAGCCATTAATTATTTAGTGGCTCTTATCTTTTGGAAAACAAGAGAGGTGAAGAAAAAAATGATTATGACTCCTACATTGGTATTTCCTGATGATGAGGTTGTAAAGATAGATAAACATAAGGACGTAAATGGTGAATATGATCGTGCGCCACATTTCAGTTATCAGTTTAATTGTACAGCAGGTTCGGCTATGCGTTGGGCATTGTGCGAGTACACAAACCTTAAAACAGGTGAGGTTAATCACTCTTATTTTCCAAAGGGTGGTGACATAAACATCTTTTACAATGGTGATAAAGTTGGTGTTAATGAGTTAGTTTTTAATGACATTGCAGAGAACGGTCATGATTACCAATATCGATACATTCTTTTTCAAACAGACCCTACAACCATAGCTGACGACACTCAACATGGAGATGGTGTTGGTTTGTATGATATGTATTTCTGCCGTGGTAAAATCCAATCTTCGGGTACTACATCAAGTTTTATGATTAACAAGGAAATTGCAAATCTCAAGAGCGCGTACTATTATGAGCGTTCCGACGGCTCAGTGTATTTAGTCGGCGGCGCCTATATCGAGATTGGAGAAGAAAGACGACTGATAGAAACCTACGATTATGAAACTGGTAACGTAAGATTAAAGTCTGGTTTTACAACAGCCCCCGCAAGAGGCACTGAATTTAGGATATTTACTAATTACTTTATAGATAAACCACATTATGTAAAATGCAGAAATGACCCTGATTGTATTGTTACGGCTGAAGTAAATGAAAACAATTCTACTAGACCAATACATTGTGAAACAACGTACACTCACCCTAATCATGTCGGATTGAAATATTATAAGTATTATTTGTATCAAATAATTAATTCAAATGTAGTCTATGACGGAACTATTCAGGACAGCACAAATGATACAACTCAGGTCAATCTTGGTAAAAGTATAGGTGAAAATATAGTAAATAAGTGTATTACTATAGAGGTAGAGCCTAGTGGAACAGAGGGTCATGTTACCAAGGGTATTAATGGTTTTATTTCTAACTACAATACTGCTACAGGAATGGCTACAATTTATTGCCCTGCAAATACTCAGTTTGTAAAAGGTGCAAAGTTTACTGTTTATAGTGGAACACAGAAATTGATTGATGAAAGTCCTGCAATTTATAATTTCAGACTCGACTATGATTTCTATGCTATGCAAGCAGGAAATTCATATTGTGTTGTTAGTGAGATTATGACACTTGACGATAAAATGTATCATTTTAGCAAAAGAGTATCGTTCCAAGGCAACGAGTTAGGTGATTTAGTAAACAACTTTAATTGTCTAATAATTAATAATCGTATAGCAATGCTGTCATGGAATACAACTCTTAGTGGTACTGCAAAGATTTTTAGACGTAATGTAAATGAAGAAGATTATGTTTTTCTTGGTACTACTAATACAAAGAGCTTCTTTGACACAACAGTTGGCAATAAGCAGACTTATGAATATTATGTTTGTTACGGAGATTACAAACCATATAAATCAGAGCAAGTATCGGTAAACAAGGACGGTTGGTTTATATACTCTTTAACCGATTTGGGTACAAAATATAACAAAAAGTATTATGCTATTTCTGAGTGTTGGGAGTTTATAACAGGTATGACCGATAATGATATTACATCAAATATTGGTCTTGCGGTACACACAGGAACAGGTATTAAGCCAAAAACAACTAGAACAGTAACAGATTATGAGAGTGGTTCTTTCTCTGCTGATCTTTTGACAATTAATTGCCCTGACGGTCAAATAGTCGATAATATTGACAGAGTAAAAGCATGGACTAAATTTATTAAAGGTAAGAATGATTTTATGTTAAAATCTCATAAGGGCGATGTTTGGATTATAAATATCTCAGATAACCCTACTAGAATTTATGATAGCACAAGTGTATTAGGGTTGACTAATATTAAGTATGATTGGATTGAAGTTGAAGATATAAACGATGTAATAATTATTAGATAGGAGGTAGGAAAGTGTTATGGATTATTATAATAAAATAGACAATGCTTATCTTGCCGAGTTACATAAACCAATGCGAAAAATGTATGTCAAAATGGAAATTTTATCACACTATGAAGGTGCTATTGGCGAAATAACAAGTGACTTATCTTCTACAGATGGTTCAATAACGATTAATAAAGAGCAAGGCTGCCGTAGGTCTTGCTCTTTATCTATTATTGATAGAAGCGGTAAATATATACCTCAAAAAGATAGCTCATTTTGGTACAATCGAAAATTCAAGATCTTCATCGGCTTGCAAGTTGATGAGAATATTTATTGGTTTCCGCAAGGTGTTTTTGTTACAAAGTCAGCAAACTCTAATGGTAGACGATTGAATGTTGAGGGTGTTGATAAATATGGTTTTCTTGACGGAACATTAAATGCTAGAATGTGCCTTGTTGAGTATCAGGCTAGTGTAACTAATTCTAAAAAAGGAACGAATATTGCAACTTTAATTAAGGACACGCTTATGCTTGATTTGGGTAATAATATACCTCTTGACCCTGTTGAGCCGATTATTGACCCTATATTTTATAATGTAACTCTGTATGACGATATTGTAATCGATGAGGGTGGTTATCTTGGTGAGATTTTTGACAAGATTGCCGAAATGTATGGTGCTAACATCTATTACGATGTCAATGGCAGATTGAGAATGGAAAGAGTTTTTAACTATAACTTACCTTCTTGGTATCGTCATTTATCACCACAATTTGAATTGAGTGAAACCGAAATTACAGAAACGGATATTAATTATACTTATAATTATGACGGTGTAAACATTATTACAGTTACAACAGACAATACAAGTGGTGAAATTTATTCGTACACAGCTAAAAATGAAAACCCACAATCACCTGTAAACATAAATGCTATTGGCTATAAGGGCTTAGATGGTGGCACTTATTATATACCCCTAGGAGATACAAATGAAGAAAGCGGAGAGGAAAAGTGTAGGCAACAAGCCGAATATATGTTATTACAACATACTTGTATGAGTACAGGTATTAGTTATAATCTGCCGATCACTCCACATCTGAATGTTGATAATACCGTTAGGGTTAGTAATGATTATTATAATTTTGACAAACAGTTATTTATCGTAAATTCTATTACAATGCCTTTATCGGCTACTGAAATGAGTATTGAAGCCACTAATCTACAATGGCTGCCATTTGATACAGATTGTATTTCGATTTACTGTGAAACTTTAAGTGATACAGTGACAATATCTTATAATACGAATGGTGGCAAGGACAAAGACGGCAATACTATCACTTATAAGAGTATCAGCCAACCCCCTAATAAACAAATTGTTTTACAAGGTGGGGATATGTATAACGAGAATAAATTGTTCGCATGGACGGATAGTCAAGGCAATAAATACAATTATGGTGACGTGTACATTGTACCAAATAATAACGCAACACTGATAGCTCAATGGATAACAGGAAATGAAGTTACAGTTACCAATACATTGTCGGCAGATAGTACGGTAGAATTTCAATCTATGTCACCGTCACGTTGTTTGATACGTTATGATGATAACGAAGTAGCCAGACGTAATACAAACGCAATTTCAACATTTAAAAAGAATTATTCTTTGGGTACACACGATACAACTATTGTGTCTGAAAGTGATGATTTAACTAACTTTGACAATGCTTTTGATAAAGAAACAACTACAAAGATAGATTGTTCCAAAGTAAAAGCTACCTACCTCACTTCACCTATGGGAAACAGATTTGAGAATATGACAGACTTTGTTTTCCCTGCTAATCTTGCAAACATTTCGACCAGTAAGGGCGTGCTGTCAGGTTGTAAAAAGCTTACCAAGATTACATTTCCTATAGCATACTGTGATATTTCACACCCTGAATCGTTTCTTGCTAATAGCACATTTGTTAATGGTTTGGAACTACCTTACACCTTGAATTTCGTACCAATGGTTTCAGTTGATGGGCAAACAGGTATCGAAGAAATAAAACAAAACGAGATATTAAAAGGAAGTCATGTTGTTGGAAACTTAAACATCAAAGCGGCAACTACAAATAAATGTGTAGTGTATGTAAATAAAGAAACAACAAGTTTAGTTATTTATCCCGCAACAGTGCAGGGAAGATTTTATCTTATGGGCAAAGGTATTGATGGAGATTTATCTGGACTTCAAACTATACAAATTGGGCGATCTACTAATATTAACGACACCGATGGTTTTGCAAGTAATACATCGGCAAACATAAATCTGAGTTTGGACTTTCAATCGGGTAATTGTACTACTAAAATACCTAAAAACGCTTTTAACGGCTATAGTGGTAATACGATTAATGTTGTAATTTATGGTAATGTGACCGACAGCAATGGTATCACGCTTGAAAGCGGATCGTTTTGCAATATGCCTAATATGACAAAATTGCCAATGACAAATAGTACAAGTTTAAAAACTATACCTGAGAACTGCATGAATAATTTAGCTTCATTAACTTTAGCAACTACAGGCTATGTGGTTGACGTTGAGGGTTGTAACGATATGCCTAATCTGACAACTCTAAGAATTGAAAGTTCTTGCGAAATAGTAAACGGATTTAATAACTGCCCTAAATTGAAAAATTTGTCATTCATGAGTGACGGAAAAGTAAAAGAAATTGGTGGTTTAAATAGTAATGCTATTACAACATTTTATATTCCAAATATGGCTTTGTCTGTATCGGGCGTGAACAATTGTTCTGCATTAACAACGGTTGTTATTGGGGCTTCTTTGACTAGCTTTACAGGGTTTAATAATTGTCCTAAATTAAACAAGTTTACTGTGGATAGTTCTAATACTACTTTTAAAGTCGTTGATAATAACCTCTGCCAAGGGAATAAACTCTGCCGTGTTCCAATGAGTAAATCAGATATTGTGGTAACAAATGGTACAACGGAAATCATGAGCAATGCTATTCAGATTGCCTTTGTAAACAGCATTTCTATTCCAAATGGTTGCATTTTAGCTAACGACTCAATCAAATGTCAAAGCGTAGGTCAAATTATTCTCCATACTTCTTTTAACACAGAAACTGGGAAATATAATAATTTAACTATGACCGATTTTAGTACCCTTGATAATGTACAAGTCGGAACTATTTTCACGTATGGAAATGGTATAACAGATACTACAAACGCAAATTGTTTGCCTATTGTAAAATACTGTATAGAACATAATATCAATTATGTTGATATGAACGAAACAAATACTAACGCTCGTGGAGCTATTGGAATAAGCGGTAATGCAGAATTGGATGGTGATAACTGATGATAAATACTTATACTTGTACTCCAAATCAAACTTCTTCTGAAACTGTGTTTGCAGATTTAAAAACATTTTTTGAAGATAAGTGGGCTTGGAGTAAAATTGAAACAAATTATCCTGATAGTGAGTCCACCGATTATAACACTTTGACATTTTGGATTGATGGTACAACGTACTTTAGAATAATGTTTGACCCTGCAAAGTCACGTTATTGGGCTGGGTGTGGTGAATATGACTCTTCCCAAACGTCACCATATGCTGATTATGTCAGCTTTACCTATAGCAAGTTTGATAGTGTCATGTTGTATACTACAAGTCGGGGAATGTTGATTTTGTTTAAAAGTGGAGATAATGACTATGTATTAGGTGGGGCTATTGCAAAGATGAGAAAGCTGTCCGATGATACAGAGATAACAGGTTTCTTTACCCCTACTTCAAATTCAGGACATCAAGGAAGTAAAATGGCAAGTTTGTATAATATGTTTAGTCAAAGTTTGCACAATGGCGGTACGAACCTTGTACCACAAGTTGATTTTAATATACCATTGAACAGCACAATTGAGGGTCAGTATGCTGCTAAAACTGACGGAATATTCTATGTTTATATGGGGCAAAGTAGTGTGTTTCCTGCTGACGGAACTGTTGTAAAATTCACAATGAATGGTGTTAATTATGTGGGTAACTGCAAAATGGTTTTAGCTGATTATTCGTAAAGGCGGTGTGTAGAATGTCTAAAATGAATAAGCTAATTAAGGAAAGCCAAGACAACAAAAAAACACTTGGTTACACCTATGGAACAGTTAAAAGCTACGACTCTACAAATTGTACAGCCATTGTTTCGCTATTAGAGTATAATGGTGCTGAAAAATCTTTTCTGAATAAATCAGGTGAGATTTTAAGCATGGGAGACAGTGTGTGGATCTATTTCCGTGGTGGTGGTATAAACGCTGGCTACATTGCTATTAGGAATGGCAAACCTATACCTCTAGGAAGTCAAAATTCTAGCGTAGGACGATTTGTTGAATACGTTGATAGTGGTGGTAGTAGACACATCTCAGAAAAGTTTAATTATTATGGCAATTCTTATTTGTATACTATGGCCCCTGATGGAACAGAACAGATTGCTATTTATCTCGAAAATATTGCTCATGGTAATTATAACCATGTTGAAGGTCAAGCAAACCACTGCTACGAATATAGTTATGACAGCAATAATTATATTGATTTTTCAGAAATGAAAACTAACAAGATACCCTATGGTCGTGGAAATAGCAGTTTCAATTCCTTAACAGGTTTTAATAATACTAGCGTTGGTGGTTTTTCTAATCACGTCAGCGGTACGTGGAATACATCTGAATATAGTGTGGCGGTTGAGTGTAGTGGTGCAAAAAATACTGTTTTCAATTCTCGTGATACATATGTTAATGGTATGAATAATATGCTAGAGGGTGTAGCTGATAGTATTGTAGTTGGCACATTGAATACTGTTAAGGGCGATAAAGCTAAAGACCAAATGGCAAAATATAATGCCGTGTTTGGATATAATAACGAAATTATAAATTATGATAATTGTTTCGTTGCAGGTTCACATAATCGTGCCACAGCGGATAACCAAACTGTTATAGGTGTCAATGCAAAACGAACTTATAAAAGCTCGGAAAACGCTGATATACTATTTAATATAGGAAATGGTTCTGCACTTGAAAATTCTGCAATGCAAGTAGATTTTTCTGGCAATGTTTATGCTGGCGGTGCGTACAAAACTATTGGTGCTGACTATGCCGAATATTTTGAATGGCTTGACGGAAATGTTGATAATCAAGATAGGATCGGATTATTCGTTACGCTTGACGGTGATAAAATCAAGCTTGCAAATAAAGACGATTATATCCTTGGTGTTATATCAGCCAACCCATCTATTGTTGGTAACTCTGCTGAATTAGATTGGCATGATAAATATAAAACAGATGTTTATGGACGGTTGATTTATGATGATTCACACAATCCTATAGTCAGTGAAAACTATAACGATACGCTTGAATATGTTCCTCGTGGGGCTCGAAAAGAGTATAGCAAAGTTGGCTTGTTAGGACAGTTAGTAGTTCAAGATGACGGAACGTGCAAGATCAACGGATATTGTACGGCTAGTGTGAATGGCGTGGCAACCAAGTCAGATAGTGGTTATAGGGTTATCAAACGTATTGATGAAACACATATAAAAATAATACTTAAATAGAAAGAGGGCTAACAACCCTCTTTTATTATTGGAGGAAAAGTTATGAAAGAGATTATTACTCAGATGATTACAGAGTATTTGCCTGTAATTTTAACAGCGGTTATGACGGCTATTGTCGGTTTTGTAAAATCGAAGTATACAAAAATCGCAAATGACAGCATTAAGAAAGATGTGGCGGCTACAACGGTTAAGTACATAGAACAGATTTATAAAGACGTTCACGGCACAGAAAAGCTTGAAAAAGCTAAAGAAACCATGCTTGCCCTGCTTGAAGAAAAGGGCATTAAGATTTCCGATGTAGAGCTTGTTATCTTGCTTGAAAGTGCTGTTAAGGATATGAATTATAAATCACTCACAGATTTTATTGACGAGGTTAAGAATGGCGGTGAGTAATTATGAGCACGGTTAAGGAAATTGCTACCTACTGTGGAAGTATTACAACCATTTTGGCACTGATAACAATTATTGTTAAACCAATCAGGAATAGATTTGTAGGATGGATTTCAAAAACAAGTGGCAAAGATAATCTAAATAAAAAAATAGATAAATTAACAGTATTAGTGGAAAGACAGGTAGAACAGAATCAAAGCATGGAAAATGAGTTACAAAAACAAAGTTTGGCTTTGCAGGCCACGCTGAGAAATTCTATTTTAGCGATTTATAATTCAAGAATGAAAGAAAATAGTATTTCACTGTACGAAAAAGAAAATCTCGCAAGACTATACGAAAGCTATTCGTCTATTGGTGGCAATAGTTTTGTGCATAACTGTGTAGACGAATTGAACAAACTGCCCGTAAAAGAAGATTAATTGGAAAGGAAGTATACATATGGCAACAACAATAAAAGGTATAGATGTTTCTCATTGGCAGGGTACTAATGTAGATTTTAACAAAGTAAAAAAGGCAGGATATGACTTTGTTATGATAAACGCGGGCTACGGCAAATATATCGGTCAGAAAGACGAATGTTTTGAAACCAATTACAAAAAGGCAAAATCAGCAGGGCTTAAAGTTGGTGCTTATTGGTATTCATATGCTCTAACATCAGCAGATGCCGAATTAGAAGCCAAGGTGTTTCTTGAAGCAATCAAGGGTAAAACTTTTGAAATGCCTATTGCTTTTGATATAGAAGATAGTACACAGTGCGATTTATCGGCTTCTACTATAGGTAGTATAATTAATGCTTTTTGCGGTTATTGTGAAAAGAAAAATTATTATGTAATGCTTTATAGTTATGCTGCTTTTCTTAACAGTAAAGTTCCTAGTGATTGTAAAAACAAATATTGTGTATGGCTTGCTGAATTTGACAAGTCAAAGCCTTCATACGGTGGTAGCTATGGTATGTGGCAGTACACAAGTAAAGGCTCGGTTTCAGGTGTAAATGGAAACTGCGATTGCAATTATGCCTATAAAGATTTTACCGCAATTATAAAGAAAAAGGGTCTTAATGGTTTTAAAAAGCAAAAAAACAATGAACTTTCGATACTTGAAAAGTCTGGCTATAAAAAGGGTGATAAGACCAGTGGTGTTCTTGCTCTGAAAGAAATGCTCATCATAGCTAAGGCAAGAAAACTTCACAACGTCACACTTGACGAGAACGGTATTTTTGGTGACGGCACTGAAAAGGCTGTTAATGCTTTGCTGAAAAAGTGGGGCTATAAGCAGACTAGCATTGCAGGTGAGAAGTTTATCAAGAAGCTTGCAAGCGCTATTAAGTAATACTAATTGTTTTTGTTTTTAAAGGGTGAGGCAACACAGCTTCGCCCTTGTTATATTTTAGTTATACGAAAGGAAGATGAACTATGGCGTATTGTGCTACAAACGGAAACCTGTATGAAAACGGAAAAGCTTTTGAGCTGAAAGTTGGCATTGGCGCTGATTTTAAAGTACAGGCTTCGGGAACTGGTAGTTTTCAGGTTGTAGGAAAACTGACTCAGAATGGTGCAGAGGAAGTGCTTATGATGGTTGATTTAAGTGACTTCTCAACAGTTGATACGATTACAACGGAAAATGTTTATGCAGGAGATGTTAGTGGTTATTATAGTGTAACTGTTAAAAATGTCAAGGGTGTAAACAAAATTTGGGGAACTATAACATATTAAGGAGGTGGATTTATGGCTACAGATATTATTGCTAGAGGTATGGCGGCTAATGCTAAAAAGTCTGTCACTGAATTAGGCAATCAGATTGAAAGCGAAAAGTGGATTGGCACAAAAGCCGAATGGGAAGCCGTTGATAAATCCACTATAAAAGACGGAACAATCGTATATATCACTGATGATAAAACGGTGATTTTATACGATAAGGCGGAAATGGAAAAGATAGCCGCTAAGGTCGCCACAGACCGCAAAGCTGCTGAAACTGCCGCACAGAAAGCACAGGCGGTGGCTGACAGCCTTCCAGACGATTACGTGACAGCGGTTGCAAAGATAGCTGAGAATACTGCTGAAATTTCTGCGGTAAAACTGACCGACAAGGAACTGAAAAGGCGTGTGGACGCACTGTATTCCATAGGTCAGGGTGTGACACATAGGTTTGAAACGGACACAGATACGGCATATGCTAAGACAGTCCCGACAGGGGCAAAGCTGATGAGCGTGAAGTCTGTGGGTGGTAGGTCAATTGTTTGGAATCAGTTGGTTCAATCAACATCTAATGAAATCACAGGTGCAGGCGTAAAGGCTACGTTTTCTAACGATGGCATTGTTACACTGAATGGAACGGCTACCACAACAGGTAATGCAGTTTCTGTACAACCTGTTAAAAACCAAAAAGGACATAAATATCTAATGGTTGCAAACCCATTGTCAGGTGTTTATGGAAAAGACCAATTGCTGTTTAGTTCGCAATCATATGGACAGGATTCTACAGGCCATGGGGCTATAATCACAAATGAAAGTAGCAATGCAAAATGGTACTACACGTTATATGTATATAAGGACGTTACATATGATAACGTTAAACTACAACCACAAATTTTTGATTTAACCCAAATGTTTGGCGCAGGCAACGAACCTAGCACAGTGGAAGAATTTGAGAAAATGTTCCCAGCCGATTATTACCCATATACTGCTGGCGAGATTGTCAGTGCAGGAACGGAGAGCATTGTGGAGCAGGGAAAGAATTTGTTCAATTTTAATTCTGCAAAATTGAACAAGTCATATCGGTATATATCAGATGTCATTCCTGATGGAAAAAAGGCAGTTATGAGTTTAGCAGATAAAGACACAAGCGTAGATGTATCTGAAATAAATATTGGATTTGCTAATGATGTCTGTGAATTGGATAGCAATGTTACAGAATTTAACTGGGTATTGACCAATTCCGGTTTGAATAGTAACAATAGTAACGTTTCTTACGTTCATGACAAAAGCGCATTATGTAGAGATGTATTTATATATCCTAGGACAGACGAAGCATTAGCCAAGCTATTATCAAGATATGATATCCAAGTCGAGCTAGGCGACACCCCTACAGCCTACGCCCCCTACCACCGCAACACATACCCAATCCCCGAAGCTATCAAGGCACTGCCTGGCTACGGCTGGTCGGCAGGAACGGCACGAAACTATGTGGACTATGAGAATAAACGATATGTTCAGTGCGTGGGTAGTGTGAATTTGGGAACGCTGACGTGGATGAAAACATCTAGTCAATCATCAGTAGGAGATTATTTCTATGCGCCAGTTTCCGCAATTGGGTTTAAAAGATTAGGTGCGTTCGGAATAACTGTTCATAATATACTGTGCAGTAAATATATAACAGTTGCTAGAAATCCAAATGCATTTGTCGATAAAACAATTGTGCTAGACGGAGACAGTATCGCAGTTTCACAAATTCAGGTCAAGGACACCGCCTACACCGACGCTACCGCATTCAAACAGGCTATGTCAGGTGTAATGCTGTACTACGAACTAGCGAACCCAATCGTAACCGATATATCAACCCTGATACCAGATGATTTCCTGCGAAACATCGAGGTCGAAGCAGGTGGTTCAGTGACATTCAAAAACAGCAATGATAATTACCATATACCCGTGCCAAGCGAAGAGGAATACATCGTGAAACTATCAGAAGTAGGAGGTAGCGTATGACGGATTTACAAAAGAAAATGGCTGACAAGCTGGGATTATCTACCGAAGATTTTCAGCCGAAGAAAGCCACGAAGGTGGACGAACTAGAAGCACAGGTGCTATATACTGCACTGATGACCGATACACTAATCGAGGAGGGCAAGGAAGATGTATAGAAAAGTCAAGAGGTTGTACGATTTAGGGCTGTACACCACTGAGCAGGTCAAGGACTTTGCCGACAGGGGGAAGATAACCCCTGAGCAGTACGAGAAAATCACTGGGGAAAAGTATGAAAGTGAGGTAGCGAGGGTGGTGGAAAGACTAAATGAGTGTAAGTATATATAATAAAACAGATAATAAGCTTAGTTCACTAGCAAACCAAACGGAGTTTATGAACAATGACGGTACGGCAGATATTACAAGCCAAATAGAAAATTTGGCTACCTCAGTTAAAAGAAACGCAGATGAAATATCTATTCTGAGTGGAAGTTGTGTTCGCATGGAGAAATTAAATCGTAATGCTCATACCGTAGGTGGAACATGGAATTGTAATGATCCAGATAATATAAATGGGCTTCTCGGTCAAATAAATCGTGGCGATATTTACGAAATAGGTCTTGGTACAGAACTAAAACTAAAAGGAACTATTGAAAATGTTCCTTGTATCGTTAATGGCGAAGAAAGTACAAAAACGGTAGAGTATGATACTTATTTTGTATGTGTAGCTGTGGATTTTCTTAGAACTACAAAAGCTTCAAGCGGGAAACGGTCATATACATTTATGCCCTTTGGTTCGCCAATAGGAACAAATGTCATTGATAACGCTACAGGTTTAGGTGATGTTCACGCATACTCTCAAACATTCATTCAGCAAAAGGTTATGCCTGTTTATACTGCGCATTTTAAAAATATTTTTGGAAATAATCTTGCCGAGTTTTCAGACCCATTACCACTTATGATTAACAAATCAGCCACAAGTTACACTTATGTCAATGGTGGTGGAAGAAGTGTGGAAAACTATGGCTCTAGTGATAGCTATACATCTTATTCGCTTAGATTACCAAGTGAGCCTGAGATTTTCGGACATTATGTTACTTCAGGTTGCTATGATAATTCAGGCATGGAGTCACAGTTACCATACTTTGCAAACAAGCCAATTACTACAGCTTTAACAGGCTTTGGTTATGATACTACTGGTGGAATGTGGCTATCGTCATATTCGGGTATGAATTATTACGGATATTATGATATTGATAAAAGAACAATTCACGCAAGACCAGCCAATGCCGAGTTTGGCATTTACCCACTTCTGACATTGGTTCAGAAATAATTTTAGGGTACTAGAAATTAATCTAGTACCCTATTTTTTACGCTTGACGAAATATAAATAATTAGATATAATAATATTACCTGAAGCGAAAGGCGGTCAATTTTATGGTAAATTATTCTGAGTTCATAGAAATAGTATGTAGCAATTTGAAAATTACTAAACCGATAGTTGAGGAAGTATTGTTTTTGCATACTCCAACACAACTAGCAGAGTATGTTCCTGCGGATAATGTACTTAAATATCGTATGGGCAAAATGCCACTTGACATAATGTTTGCAATTGCTCATGAGTTGAGACACAAATGGCAGGCTGAAAATTGTCCTGAGATTTTTCAGAACTATATTAATTCTACAGATACCGACATTGAACAATACAATCTGCAAAGTGCAGAGATCGACGCAAATGCGTATGCTATGGTTATAATGGAAAGCGGATTTGGCATAACACCGCAGTTTAAAGGGTTAAGTGAAAAGATTAAAAAGAAAATATCGTTAAGGGCTAACGAGATAGTGGAAGAATAGGTTTCTATGAAATAAAGATTTTATTAAAAAATTACAAGGATTTTATTAGAAAATTATAAGACAGAGTTTTATGAAAGTCTTATAAAAGTCTTATAAAATTTATATGTACAAAACAGCAAAAATAACAAGCCAAATTTGTACAATGACACAAAACATAGTAAACGTGTTGACAAACCACTATAAATCTGATATAGTATAAATGTCAGTTATGGCGATGCCATAGCTTGTGAGTTGAAATATATTTGTATTTGGTACGACCTAATAATTGGTTGTAAATAAGAAGATAAGGGTGTGTTCGTTGTGGCATACCCTTATTTTTTTGCTAAAAATAGAAAAAATGAAACAAAAAGCAGGGCATTAAAATAATACCCTGCTTTCATTTTTTACAAATTGTAAAGTCTATTGTTTAAATATTCTCTGCCACATCTCATAGGAGGGAGAACACTTTCCATTACGCCAGTTTTTTATTGTTGTAATACTAACATTGCATATCTTAGCCAATTTGCGTATAGATAGATTGTGCAATTCCATATAGGAGCAAACTTTTTCCTTTGAGTGTGTTTTAAAGGACAAATAATCATTCATAAGATTTATGTTTAGTACATCAGATATTTTTTTCAAAGTATCAAAGTTTTTATATTGATCCTTTACTTCGTCACGTTCATACTTGATGTAATTATCATAACTCAATCCTGTTAGTTTACATATTTCAGTTATAGATAAACCATTATTTATCCTTGCTTTTGCGATGCGGGTAACAAGCCTGTGATTATCGTTTCCACGATTCTTCAACTGCAACTGCGCAAGCAACTGTAGCAC